AAAGTATGCCAGAGCGTTTCGGCTTGCTTCTTAGAAATGTGTTTTGAAGCCCCAGCAATAAACCTATCTTTGAATTGGTCGAACTCTTTTGCATCTTTCTTCTTTCCAATAATCTTGCGGACCTTATCAGCCTCTGACCAAGTCATACCGCCCAGGTGTACGCATGCCTGCATAACCTGCTCCTGATATATAATAACACCATATGTATTCTCGGTAAAAGGCTTCATAATTGGATGAATAAACTGGACTGCTTCATTACCGTGTTTACGCTTAATATAAGAAGCACCTACTGTATTCATAGCTCCTGGACGAACTAATGCGTTTGATGCAGCAAGATCTTCAAATTTATCTACGCCCATCTTGATTAGCAAATTAGTATATGGGGTTGCTTCTGCTTGAAACACTCCCTTTGTATAGCCTTCGCTTAGAACCTTATAAACATCTGGATCGTCAAGTGTTAACTCGGAAAGATTAATGTCTTTACCTGAACGCTTTTTAATTGAAGCAAGGGTATCTGAAATTACAGACAAGGTCTTAAGTCCTAGTGCATCTAGTTTGATAAGACCTATATCCGCAACCGTATCCATATCGTATGCAACGACAGGAATTCTACCTGATACTAAATCACTTGCATCAGCTCTTGATTCAACAGGAGCATACTTTCTTAAATCATCTTTTGCAACTACAACACCTGCAGCGTGTACGCCAACAGATCTAATTCTTCCACGCAGTCTATCTGCAAGCCATAGGACTTCAGGATACTTAGTTCTAAACTCTTTAGTGTTTGGTGAATCAACAAAGTCTTCGAAGGTATCAATAGACTTCATTGCACGGTTAACATCTGAAAGAGGAACCATAAATACACGAGCAGCATCTCTTATTACACCCTTATCTTTAAAGTAAGTGTATGTAGAAATAGATGCAACGTGCTTAAACTTCTTCTTTAAATAGTCTTTAACCTCTTTACGACGGCGGTCTTCAAAGTCTGTATCGATATCTGGAAAGTCATTACGCTCTGGGTTAATAAAACGAAAGAACAATAAGTCATATTTAATTGGGTCTACATCTGTAATTCCTAGCGAATAACATACCAGCGAACCAGCGGCAGACCCACGGCCTGGGCCTACCCTAATATTATTTTCTTTTGCCCAGTTAATCATATCCGCAACAACTAAGAAATAGGATGCAAATGACTTATCTTTAATTACAGATAACTCCTCATTAAGCCTATCAATGTAGACTTGAGACTCTGCCAGACCTAGCCTTTTAAGGCCTTCAGAGGCCATCTGAGCCAGTTTCTGGTCGGCATCCGTCTTGGGTACGGGTAGAAGGTCTAAACCACTGTTAAAATCGTATTCTCCAATTTTTTCAGATATCTCAATAGTATTATCATATATATCGGTACGAGTAATTCCAGCCTTATTAAAGTCAGCCTCAATTTCAGACCTTGATTGGATAAATAAATTATAGTCCTGAAAGGATATTCTACGGTCTGGATATAGGTAATTTAATCTTTCATTAATATCTTTAATCTGTCTAGACATTTCAAAGTCAGCATCCTTATCTATTTTAGGGGATGTTGATAATATAAGCATTGCCTCTTCTAGGACTCTATCTTCTTCTTTAGCAAAGTGAGCATCTCCTGTTGCCACCGCCTTAATTTTAAGTTCATCCGCTAATTCTAGTAGGGCAGAGTTAATTGGCTCAGGGTTATGTGATTGAACCTCAACATAAAAGTCTGGGCCAAATGTCTTCTTAAATCCTTCAAGTAGAGTTCTAGCCTCATCGAGACTGCCTCTATCAATAGCCTTACTAATTAATCCATTAAGACATCCGCTCAAAACAATGATGCCTTCGCTATATTGATCTAATACTTCTTTGTCAATTCTTGGCTTATGATAAAAGCCTTCGTTCCAAGCAAGCTCCTGGAGAGTGTTAATATTCTCTAATCCCTTTTTATTCTTTGCTAGCAGGATGATGTGGTTGTATGCCTGAATAGATTTATCTGTCTTTGAAGACTTATCGAATCTATCTGTTGGAGATATGTATGCTTCTACTCCAAGGATAGGCTTGATGCCTTCTTCTTTACACGCAATCTGCATTTCACGGTGTGATGATAATGTTCCATGATCTGTTATTGCTATTGCAGTTTGTCCCGCCGCCTTTGCTGCTTGAACAAGTTCGAGGGGAGAGTTAAGCCCATCCATTAAAGAATAGTATGAGTGCACATGTAGATGTGTAAATTTCATTTAACTCTCCGCCTCTTAACCTATTACCAGTCTACGCTACTTGAAGAAGTAGGCTCTTCGCCATTTGCTTCACCAGCAAAAAATGCTTCTTGCTCTGTGTATGGCATGTCACGCACTGCTGTATCCTCAAGCTGATAAAGCTCAAGTGATGAACCATCAAATGGTGCTTCATCTTTTGCAAGTGGGATAATTGTGTAACTTGTGTCTGTCTTTGTGCCAGTACGCTTAATGCGCCACATTAGGTTAGTAATGCTTCCCATTTCTCCAGCGTACTCGATTAGTGTCGGTGTGATTGTCTTTCCACTTGAACCCTGAGACAAGATTCCTACATAAGGATCTTCCTTGCCATCATCTACAAGAACATTAATGTAAAGTCGTGAACGGCCCTTCCATCCTGCCTTATAGTCCTTGCGGTGTTGTTCGCAACCGTAACACTTGCCTTGATCGTCCATTGTGCATAGAGCCTTGCGACGATAGTCTTTTGGATTTGTGTGTTCTACTGCAATAAATCCTAGACCTAGCTTTTCATCATATGTAGGTGAGTCTGGATCAAGTTCTTGAAGAAAACGAACTTTAACGCTTTCTGCATCTTCTAGCTTAACCCAACGAGCCTTAGTACCGTCTCCACCTGAAGACTGTGGCTTGTCCATTACTTTGTTAAGGTCTTTCAACCCTTTTACTATTCCCATGTTTCCTCGTTTCATATAGTTGATGGTGTATATCCATCTTTAGTTTGTTTTATTATGGGGTCCAAGATCGGTACTCTATGTCTGATACTGCATTTTTAATACAGGTTTTAATTTCTTCATCAGTCATGTCGCCAGCATCTTTTGCATCATGTGGATATATCTTACCATATTCATGGGAAGCCCACAAGAGGTCTTTATTTTTTAATCTATTGGCTATGCTCAAGCCTAGCTCTCTGCCAGCCAAATCTGCGTCTGTCATTACAGTTATTTTATTAAAATATCTATTTAAAAGCTTTTGCTGTTCTGTGGATAATATCCCACCAAGGACGGCCACCACATTTGGAAACCCAGCTTGATGTATTCTAATTGCATCAAAGTTGGATTCAACTACAATAACATTCTCACCAATTTTCTTTGCACGATGAACGTTAAATAATGTTTTGCTCTTAGGCAGGTTGGTACTATTTTTAAATGACTTGCCCTCGATTGATCTTCCCACTAAACCTATCGGTGTTCCGTCTGGACTATGCACAGGAGTAATAACCATATTCATTGAAGTAGAATATCCTAATCCAAAATGGTTCATAGAATCCTCATTAATACTTCTTGATTTAAGATAGTCTTTTGCGCTTTGGCTTGCTAGAAGATCTGTATGAAGTCTATCTAAAGTCTCTTGGGAAAACTCTTCGAAGTCTGGCTTCTCTTCAAACATATTTGCCATAATCTCATCAAAATTATTAAGAGCGGCTTGCTCTTGTGTTGCAATAAATCTAATTGCTTCAAAGTCATTCTTGTGTAGCACACGTCTAACTAACTCAGTTAATGTTCCAGACTCTCCGCATGATGGATTAAAGCATAGCCATGCCCCTGAAGATTTGTTAATACAGCAACTTGCAGTGTGTCTATTAGAATGAAAAGGGCAGTAAAACATAACCTCATTGCCTGGTTCCGCAACTACATCTAAGCCTAAAGCTTTTATTACTGACTTGATATGGTTGGGCGCATATTGCGTGGAATCAATTTTCCTTGCGTTATACCCTCTGATAGCCATGCCTTCTTCTTTCCTACGTATACTCCGTAGAGTGTCATTAAGAACACCCACGTTTGTCCGTCAAATTGTACTGAAAAGTTGGTGTCTATGTCAAGCACTCTTACATAGCCCTTGCTTCTCATGTCGTGGACAAGCATGCTTTCGTACTGGTATTTTAATCTAGGTATACCAGAGTCGTCAGCAAACTCAACCCTTACTTGAAATCTTTTTATCTGTTTGTGGTTCATCTTTTTGGAATGGATTCTCGTAGATTTCCTTGACGATACCACGGTTGATATCCCAGTCTAGGTAGAAATTAAAATCATGACCGTGTCTATTCTTACGAGAAACAATCTCAATCATATTAGTTTGTGGGTATCTGTGAACGGCTAAAGCCATATCAGCATCATACTCAATTGCCTTTGACCACGCCACTTGGCTCATCATCGGCGGGTTATCTTGATCAGAGATATCGTCTGCTGTTGCAGCAGTAATATCAATAATAGGAATGTTGTTGGATACCGCAAGCATTTTAAACTCACGAGAAACGTTTCTATTTCTTTCTACTTCAGAGTTAGAGCGCTTGTTGTCATTGAATAGCTGGTGGTAATCTAAGATAACTAAGTCTGGTTTATGCTGATCTATCTTACCTTGAATGGTTGCAGGAGTAACTTCTGATGCACCTTCATTTGAGATAAGAACAAAACTATTCTTTCCCTCAAACTTCTTATTTCCCCAACTTCGGAAATCATCAATGTTAATATCACCCTTTGACAAATCGCTTGCACGGAATATACCAGAGCCAAGCATAGTAAAGATACGGTCACGCATATTCTCTGGAGACATTTCAAGGGATACAATCATTGGCTTAAAGCCTTGCTCCCACGCCTTACAGGCAAGATATGATGTGAACCAAGTCTTACCCTTTCCTGGCCAACCAATTGCTACAATTAAATGTCCTGGGGCCATACCTGTTGGGTATGCTTTGTCAATCGCTTCAAATCCTGTAAGGATTCCTGGGGCTCCGCCCATTACAGATGAACGCTCTTTAACTGATTGATAATGTCGTGCAGCATTCTCAACATCAATAATATCTAAGTCTCTTACGTTGTTTGTGTATCGGCTTAGTCCAGCAAGGTCGCTTTGCATTTGTGCAAGAACTCTAGATGCTGCATCTTCCTTCAGGGCAGATCCGCCACGCATAATAATTGTCTTAAGCTTGTTAGAGATAAACTCATTCTTTAATATGTCTAGGTAATAACCAGTCTCTGCCTTAGCCTCAACTGGTTCAAAATCTTTATGTCGCTCCATAAGTACGCCTGCTTCAGGAACTGCTTTAAACTTATAGTAGTATGACTTTAGGCTTTCCCAGATATCTCTATGGGATGTAAACAGATCATCAACGTTATCTGCAAGCAGTGTGCTAATATCTTTATTCTTACATACAGCAGAGATTAATGTTGCTTCTGTATTCACTCTTCGCCCTCCACCATCTTCTTAGTCTCATTCAATAGAATGCTACGGTTAAACTTATCCTTCTTAATTTCTTTATTTAGGGCATCAATTCTGTCAAAGTTGTTGTAGAAGAAATTTAATGGGTGGCCCTGCTTGTTGGTAGAAAAATAGTATATCAAAAGTTCCTGAGCACGTTGGAATCCAACACTCTCTATGACATCATTCATAGCCCACTTCTCTCTAAACTTGTTTACAGTAAGTGATTTATTATACTTCTCTTTGTATAGAGATAGGTATAATCCAATTAGAACGTATGGCTCTTTCTCATTTGCCACGTTTTAATTCTTCTTCCACCTCACGAGTCTTTTCAATAAGCTTGTCTTCAACAAACTTATATACTCTCTCTGTGGCTGTATCTACATTCTCTCCAGCTCGGAGATCATCTTCAACGCCAACACCAATTTTAATGCTTTCGTAATTGCCTAAATTGCGTGTGAACGAAAGGTCCACCTTAACTCTCGTTGTCACTTGTGCTCCTTATTTGTATGGTTAGATAATGTCATATGGGCAAAATCTGATCTGACTTCTAATTCTTTATTACAAACTGGGCAAATTACAATTCTGCTACTTGCCATTACTCCGCCTTCCATACTGGTATAAATCCGCTATCTGTCTTAGTATACAATATAATGTTGTGTTTGAGAAGACCTATAAGCTCTGTTCTTGAAGGAACATTTCCAGAGTGTCCTGAATCTAATATAAACTCATGCAGTTCTAATATATCTTTTTCACAAAACATATACTTAGACCAATGCTTGTTATCTGGATCTCCTATAGGATATATTTTTTGAGGGGCTTTAATTTTCCCGTCTAGAATATAATCATGCAGGGTAACAGTATGCTTATTTAATAATGCCGAGACATCTTTCATGCCGTAAGCCTTACCCATATTCTTATCGACCTGTGAGTATGAGTACATAACTCTTTTTTTATCTGGATAGCACCAAGCGACTAATTCATCCTTTGATCTGGACGACCTAATAACTTTATGTATTTTATCGTTTAAGAAGAAATACCGTAGTTTTTTAAGGTTGCTGTTTCTTTTTTTTCTAGCCATCTTCCGAAAGCACTCGTCTCTTTATTGCACATCCAGCGTTTGCCGCACATGATACAAAATAACTCTACATGTAGCTTTTGAGAAAATACTCTATCTACAAAAACTCTTCCACTGCATTTGCCACACCACATTATAAAGTAAATACCTTTCCATCAACTACGCATGAGTAGTCTGGTGCAATATGAATCATTTGAATATGTGGATAGTCATTTACTATATGGGCAACGGCAAATCCCTTTTGCCAATCGTGGTGCTGGCTATATTTCATTCCATCACTCTTTTCATCACACATATGTCCAATTTCATAGCCACGAAGGGTTTCTCCTTCTCCGCCGTTTCTAAGTTCATATGTTACCATATGTGAGGCAATTCTGTGTGAGTGTCCACGGATAAGTGAAACTTGTAGGTCTTCCATATCCTTTCTTACTGCTCCGCCTGCTGCAATTGAAAGTCCATGGTGTACGTGAATATCTCCAAAGCGACGCTTAGGCAATTCGTTGTAATAAATATATTCGTATCCCAATGAGTCTAGGCTCCACATAGATTCTGGAGTTACCTCAGAAATATACTCTGGAAGTTTTGCATCTACATAATTAAATATTCGGATGTCATGATTGCCTAGAGCTGAAAACAATTGTGCATCAGGAAGCATCTCTCTTGTCTTGGCATAGAAATCTCTTGCACCTTTTGCTTCATGGCGCATCATTGGAACAATTAGATCCTTACTATCATTCTTATGATAGTTTAAAAACTCTGCAGACTTGCCTTCTGTATACTTGCTATAGCATGCCTGATCATCTGTATCGCCAAGGTAGTCAACAACGTCTGGCTTAAACCACTTCATAACCTTAAACCAAAGGGCTATCATCTTATCATCTTGATATGGGAACTGCTGGTCGGATGATAACATCCATTTTAAATCGTTGCTCATTTTCTACCTTAATATGTAAAAAAGTCACGGGTACGTGACTTTGATGTTACAGCAATTGTAACATATTTGTGGGGCTTGTCAAGGGCTAAATTATATCCTTCATGCATATGGCTATGACGTCTACGGACACATTTCTTGTTCCAGTTCCAGTCATGCTGCAAAATATCTTAGGGTTTCCTGTTTTTATGTCTGATATGGCAATATTAACGTTGTCGTTGTCTCCTACTGCATTTGTTATGCCTGTCGTAACGAATACCTTGTTTGCATTTAAATCAGTATCCTTAAACTTATTATTGAAATTAAAAGTGTGTGTTTGCGCTGCTGCGCCTGCTTTAACATTTTGGAAAGTATATCTGTAGGTAAATATTATTGGTACTTGAAGGGTTGTTTCGCCAGAAGACCCCGCATTAGATAAAGATAAGGCGTTGGACTGATATATATTATTTATATTTTGTACTAGCTTATTGAGCTTTGTGGGATCCAAGGGCTCGCCGTCATTAAAGGTAACGGGTATAAACTCATTTGTTGCCATATTTTATCTCCCTATAAAGGTAAAGAATTTTCGTATTCTTTTACCGCTTTTTCTTTTTCTTGCTTTTCTTCTGTCATTTTTGTAATTTCTGCACGAAGGATAGCAATCTGAGTCTCATAATTTGAGACAATCTCGCCTATTCTTTGTTGCAAAGCTGTAACTACCAGCTCAATCTTCTCTGCCATTTTATTCCTATTCGACTAGTGAGGACTTCTCTGCATTTAGAGCATCCCTTTTTGCATTCAAGGTGCTAAGGTTATTGTTTATTCTTTCTAGACCTTCTGGGTCTACGGTTGATCCCGCCTCGTATTGAATTATTTCTAATTCTAATCCGTAAATTGAAAAGTCTAAGCTCTTAATATGTTGATCAATAATAATTGTTTTTTCTTCTTTTGTGAGTGTGGTTGCCATAATTCCTCCTTTTCTTATTATATCATTTATTGGTCTTGCTGGCTACTAGGATCTGCGGGAAAAGGATCATGCCTGACTCCGTCTGGCAACACTTTAATCAGAACCCCATTCCTGCGCCCTATCTTGTGTTTTTCAACTATTAAAGACTTCATTTCATCATTAGCCTTTTTCAAAATAGGGATCTGGTCTTGACCATCTTCGTATGGATTAATTGCTCCCATAATTGCGTTAATAGCCTTCATTACAATCGCCTGTTGCTTTTCAATTTCTGCAAATCTTAAGGCATCTTCTTCTGAGAATTCTGTGTTCATTTTTATCCTATTCTTCCAGTCTTAAAATTAATATTAGCATATCTTTCATATTCGTCAAGTGTCCTTTTGTCTCCAAGCGCCTGATACCCTACAATATTATTGCCCACAATCCTAGCCAACTCTGCTAAAGAATCTACCAGCAGATCTTCAACTTCCTTTTTAAAATAATTACCTGGCAATTTTCTCATACTCATATCTTCATTCTCTGAATTATAGTATAGGTGATATATATTATTTTTTCTAGGAATCAATAGGTCATACCCGTGTGTATAAAATCTAACTGAGTATAATGTCTCTTCTCCCCAATGAAGTATTTTTTTGTTTGGCTCAATCAGATGAAGATCTCCTGGGCCAAATATCTGAGCTCCAGACACACCTTTTGTAAATATATTACCTTCTTTGTTGTGCATAGAGGCCTGCGGTAATATTTTGTCTTTTAAAAATTGTGCTTGGGCTTCTGGGGTATTAGGGTACCCTATGTATGGTGTATCATCGTTTGGCAGATATTTAACTTGACCGTCTTCATAAAGATAGACCGCTGGGTATGTCGTTAAGATTGGATTGAGGCCTGCTTCTTTATAATATATATAATCTGATATTAAATGCTCGTCCCAATTTTCTTCAAACCTGCTATGCGAATCAATTTGAAAATAATAATCTTCTCCGCTATAAAAAGAATTCGCTATGAATCTTCCTATCCCTACCCCAATTTTATCTGGCGCAATAGACTCTTCAAACTTAATATTAGGCATATCTGGAATGCTAATTTTATCTTCTTTAAAATAACAATTAAATACTCCAAAGCTAATTGTGTGTTTCCCAGAAGACTTACTCATGCAGTCTAATATAGTTAACGGAAGTTCCCGATCTTGAAAAGAAGATATTTGTACAAATATACTAGACATTTATTTCCTTTTTATTCTCTAAAAACATATTAAGGCAGTATCCCGATATAGTATTTGGATCTGCATAATCCATATTGTCGTAGTGTCCGTCTCTAGCATCAAATTTTGAATACATACCTACTCCGTGCCACTGATGTATATGAAATATTCCGTCTAAACTATCTGTTGAAAAGCAATTAGCATCAATGGAATCAGTAGTAATAAATTTTTCTTCATTAAATAAAGATGAAATAACAATTTCTGTAGCAATAAGCGTTGATGTTCCAGAATATAATGATTTTAGCCAAGTCTCTTCTATGGTGTCTCCATACTTGCCATCTGGGCATAGATAGTAAAATATATCCTTGCATAAAATATCAGAAAGACCCATTACCCTGATAATGTCTGAAGAGGGACCAATTAATGTTGCACCCGCATTAAATATTTTTTTGTATCCCGAGTAATTAAATATATTTGCCAACTCATAGGTTTGCTCGATACATCTTTCAGTTAATGAATAGAATCCAGGCCTAAAAGAAATCTTGTCGTCAAATACATAATTATTTAAATTATTGGTAACAAAAACATCAGTGTCTGTTTTTATTAAGTATTTATATTGATTAAGTATATGTTTATTTGATTCCATAAACTTTAAAGATTTAGCATACCTATATGTTTCATAATACACATTCTTTGGAGACTCATACTCATATACTAACACGTTGTGTCTTTTTTTTATTTGACTGGCTATTTCAGGCTCTGCAAAAAGTACAAAAGTAAATCTTTCATCCAGATCTTTACCACTTAGGGTCATTTGATTTGCCTCATTTACAAAATTCCCGCCTTTATCTACAAAAGCCGTAATAGCTATTTTTGACATTACCAATTTCCTATAGGGCAAGTTGAGGACTCAAACGATGAATACTCTTTTGCAAATACGCCCAGCGGTTTGCATTGCTTAGATATTGTAACAAATTCTGGGCAATTTGTACAGATAGAGTATCTGCTGTCTGCAACTTCTGGCCCAACCTCACCTTTTTCTATTTGTTTCCATAAACTCGTTTCCCTTAATGACTCGTTTACCGACCCATTATCTGGCGTAAATCCCAAACTAATCATAATATCAATTTTTTCTAAAACTAGCGACTTCATTAGCAATGTTTTTTCATTGTAAATCTCTTGAGCAATTAAATATGATTCATCATTTATTTCTTTTGTTATTGTGCTATAAAGTATTTTTATTTCATCATTTAATAATCTCTGCTGAATCTCAATTTCTTGTATTCTATTTAATTTATCTATATTTGTCATTTTTTCTCCCTATTATTGGTTAATGGTAATGTTTGAAGACTCAGTGTAAGCTGCCTCGTCAGATGTTCCAATTGTGTAAATGGCGTTTCCATTGCTTACTCTGCTGCCTCTACCTTGAACTCCCATCCTGAAAGTACCGTTTGTAACGTCAGTATAAACATCGCTTCTAGGTGTCTCGTCAAACAGTGTATGTTTAACGTTTGCGGTTGAAGTGGTACGTTGTAGACGTGTATTCCACCATAAAAATGTAACACTTGTTCTTGTTGAAGTCCAGGTCATAGTTATAGTTCTACCACTGGCGCTTCTTCCTACGCTGTTTACTGTAAATACCGCTGCTGGCAAAGCAGTTGTCGTAGTAGTTGGAGCTGCGGTAGTCGTAGTAGTCGTAGTTGTCGTAGTAGTAGGTGCTGGAGTAGTTGTAGTAGTCGTAGTAGTCGTAGTAGTCGTGGTAGTCGTGGTAGTAGTTGGTGCGGGTGTAGTAGTAGTTGTAGTAGTTGTAGTAGGATTTGCTTCAGTTGTTGCTGTTGCAAATGCTGACCATCTGCTTACTCCAGTAGCGTTCTTTGAACGAACCCACCACCAGTATTGTGTATTTCCAGCTAAACCAGTTCTATTAGAGCTAGTTACATTTCCTATTTCATAATCTTCTGTAGTGTTTTTATCTATAATGTCACTATAATCTCCCACAGTACTATAATATAAATGGTAATTAGTTGGTGATCCTCCTGCTGCATTCCAAGCCAAATCAATTCTGCTATTAGACATTCTTGTTGCTGTAAGTCCAGTTGGTCTAGAGGGGAACTGTGGATTTACGTTAGATGTATTTTCAGAATAAGCCCCTTCATCTTCTGTTCCTATCGACCAAAAGTCATCTCCAGTGTAATCGCCTACACCATGTGCCTGAACCCCGAATCTATAAGAGGTCATTGTAAGTCCAGTTCCTCCGATGTCATTAAAAAAATCTGTAGTTTTATCTTCTGCATCTGTTGTATAAAATGTATGTTTTGCAGTTCCCCCTGTACTGGTATTTCTAAGTCTGGTATTTAGCCAAAGGAGAGTTACGTTGGTAGTAGCAGTTCCAAATTTTGTCCAGGTTCCGTCTATTCTTCTATATATATTAGAAACAGCAGTAGGCACTCTATTCTCAAGAGTCTCTACAACTGCAGTTATTGGCCCTAAGTTTGGAGTGCTATGCTGTATAGACACAGCTGATCCAAGTGAGGAATCGCTAACAAGTCTAATTAATTTACCTACAGCGGTCACATTAGTGCTTGTTCCGTCAAGATAAAATTTTGCTGGTATAACTACCGAGTGATCTTGGTTATGTGATGTATCAGTTCCGCTGCCCAGTACTGTCCCATCAGAGTTGTATATAGGTATCCAGGCTGAACGGTTAGTATTATAGTACTGGAACATCCAATAAACTTTGTCTGGCTCTGGTGAGTATGTTCCAGTATTTGCTGTTATTGTATTGCCAATTTGTACACCAGTTGTTTTCCATGATGGCATCGTAACAATTACTGGGGCTGTTGCAATTGTACCAGTAGGAGTAGCCCAAGCACTGAATGTTGATCCACCAGTATTTACAGCTTTAATTCTTCCTGATATCTTATGTGTTAAATCATCCTCTGAAATTAAATATGTGCTGTCAGTGTAATCTGTGCGTATAGCTCCAGTATCTTCCCACTTCCATTCGTACTCAAAAAGAGATGAGTCTGGTGAAGTATCATTTGTTCTATCTGTAGTTACTTTCCAGTCGGGGTCTGTTTGTGCAAAAATTCCTACCGTCTGACCAGGTTGTGGGGATCCAGGAGAGGTTACTCCAATATAATATCCTCCATTAGTTGTTAGTGATACTGGAGCATACTTAACTATTTTAACTGGTGTAGCATTTGCTTCGTTAAAAAGTGTGCCGTCTGATGCACGTACAGTTACTGTTATCCATTTACCATCATCATCATCTGTTGTTGTGTATGCCGCTGAAGTTGCTGCACCAATGGCTACGAATGGGCCTGCTTCTGCGTCTGATCTAACCCACTGTCTAGTAAAAGTAGTTGCGCCATCCCAGCTTCCATTTGTGCTGTCATATATATCAAACGTTTTTCCGCCTAATCTTGGAGTTATTGTTGGAGAGCTATTAAGTGATGGGCCAGCACCCAAAAAAACTTGCACCCATTTGCTTGTAGTGCCCACAAGTTTTTTTACATACACAGTAGCTAAAGATGTCCAGTTTCCATTCTTTTTTAAGTATATCTTCTTAAGCTGTACCCATTTGCTTGTGCCGTTTACGTCTTTCTTTAAATATGCTTTTGGCATGATCTTACCTTAATTATTCGTGCTAAACGCTAGGTCGCCGTTTTGACCGACGCTATTCCAGGTTGAACCTAGAATGGTTGTAGAGCTTGAGCCTGTAGTAAAAATTGCTCTTCCTCGTGTTACCTTTCCAGTTGCATCTGTTTGTAACATGGCTGGCTGATCTTTTGATGAAGTAGTTAAATGCTCTACTCCCCAGTTTTGTCCAGATATATTTTCATCTCCTATAAAGTAAAATCCCTTTTCGGTAGTATTGGCTCTTATTTCAAATCCCATGTACCCTGCACCACCAAGATAGTTTACATAGTTTGTTACTGCGCCACCTGAAGTTCCTGATGCATACCAGGTCTCTCCGTAATAAAATGTTGAATCTGGGAGCCCTCCTTCAAATAGGCTATCTGTAAATTTTACTGTATTTGACACAATGGTGTTCGTGGTTGTAGTTGAACCCCACTCATCATTTATGGGGTCGTATGTAGGAATAGAAACATACTCTGTAGTAGTTTGGGATGCTGGCATTATCGTATATCTTATATTAGTAAAGTTTAATCTTGTAGAGTCATCTGCAGTTTCTGTCTGACCTCCAGAAACGTTTGTACTTGCTGTCTGTTTTCCACTAAGGTTGATTGTAGCTCCAGTAACCGTACCACCCTCAATTGTAGTTCCAGTAACTTTAGTTCCAGTTATAAGCCCGCCAGAAATAGTTCCAGTGTTAGAGTTTAAAGTAATTACTCCATTTGTAGATCCAGCCTTTGATGTAATTGTTTCTGAATTTATTTGCCATCCGCTTGTAGTGTTACCCAGATATCCGCTGGAAGCTTTTATAACACCTGTTATATCAGCAGATGTTGCAGTAAGTCCTCCTGCTGCTGTTACTATAAACTGCCCGCCAGATCCTGCAGTAATAGATCCATCTGAGCCCAGGGTTGTGTTGGCCTTGCTGATAGCGTTTGCTGTAATTGACCATCCGCCTATTGTTCCTTTATTAACAGTAATTCCAGATGCCGTGTCTAGCTGAAATAGGGTGCCGCCTGCATCTGTTCCTTGAATACCAACTCCTCCTGTGTATGCGCCTTGAGCATTCGTAAAAGCTCCCATTTCAATTTTGGTGCCCGTTGGAGTATTAAGTTTAAATTGACCATATGCTGTAGCGCTTCCGACCTGTATGGCGCCAGTAAAATTACCAGCATTTGCATTGACAGTTCCAGTTACTGATAGGTTACTTCCGTCCCACACAAGTTTATCTGTTGCACCACCAACTGATAAGTATGCAGCACTTGATAAATTTGTATTTCCCTGAACGTACCAGTAGTTATCTGGGGCAATATAAAGACCTTTTTTAGAATTATCTGAACTGATTCCATATCCTAATTTCATATCTCCCGCTGTGATTGCAACATCTGGTAAAAGAGAATTACTTACTGGAACTACTATGTCTTGATAGGTACGCCATTGCGTTTCATTAGTATTGCCATAAATATCAAATGTACTTACTGCAATCTCATAAGACTTTCCGCCTTTAAGGCCATAGATGTACGAAGATGTTTTTTCTTTACCTGGAACAGACATGTATGTATAAGAAGAATTAGAGCCAGCTATTCTAAATCTTATTCTATATCCAGATGTACTAGCGTCTGCATTTTCTGTCCATGTAAACAAAACCTTTTTGTCAAAAGAAAATAATCCATTTGAATCATCAGTTACCGTAGTAGTACCAACATTAAACGTATTGACTGGTGGAGTACTGTCAAAAACTATTGGATCAAATGGTACTGCCTCTTTAACGCTTGAGAAGCTAGACTTTAATCCTGTAATAGATACGTGCCTAATTTTAATATAATTTGTAGACAAAGATGCAACCGTTATAATTGCTGGTCCTTTGCCAGAGTACACTAGATCGTATGTTCCAGACTGTGAGGATGAAGTGTGAACCTCTGTGTAGTTGTATGTAGGGGAAGAAGCTAATGCACCAGACCATGAAACTGTAAATCCATTTGATACAGAAAGCACTGACCAATCTGTATCAGAAACATTTTGACCTGAGATTGCATCTGCATAAGGAGGTATTGCAAATGCTGTTCCAGTAGTAGATGTATCTATATATACGGTTTTTAATAGGCCCGTCAAAGTAGTTGGAAGAACGCCTGCAAAATTATTAATTAATTCTTGTGACGAGATGATAGCTTTTTGTTGAGGTTTTGTTTTATCAATAGAATATGCAAAAGGAACTGTAACTGCTCCCGAAGTTATATAAATAGTAAATAGAGTAGAAAGTAATGGGGCTTCCCACGATATTTCTAAATTAATTCCGTTCCATACAGAAGTTATATTGCTTGCCTCTGGTCTAGAAATTTCTGGGGTACTAAGATTCTTAGAAGCAGACCAAAGACCATAAGACCCGTCTGCAAATTTCCATCTAAACTGTATAGGAACTATTCTTCCTGGATCTAAATCTGGGATGACAACATCAAACGTATCGCTGCCAGCAGCGCCTACGCTATAGTCACCTAGATCTTCAAAAGCCATACTAGAATCCTAAATCCAATTTGTATTCGACTTCTACCTGTCTTCCAGACAATTTTACAAGCGGTGTAGATAATACAGACCTGCTTATCAAACCAAAATCTGGACTGAATGTATCTTCGTCATTAATTCTTAATGCGTCCATATCTACCGAAGTTGATACTCCAGCCGCTGGAGTAATTGTAATACCTATCTGGTTAATATTAGAAGAGTCTACATTTAATGTACTGGCATTTGAAAAAAGATTGCTTAGCGGTATACCAGGAGTTATCTTGTATCCCGTCCCAGACTCTGGAGTAATTGTGATAGAGTAATAGTCAGACGGAGAGCTATAAAATTTAATAATAATGCTACTTAAGTTTTCATCTTCCTTAAAGTAAGCCAGTCTTAGGGTATCGTTTACGCTATAACCTGACAAGTCTATTTGCTGTACATTACTTTTATATTCTCTTGCCGCAGTTCCGTTAGAAGACATGCTTAAAGTATATTGCCCGACTCTAGAATTATTTAAAGATATAGATGGGTTGTTTGTCCAATCTAGTTGGCTTTCAAAATCTGCAATAAACTTGCTGTCGTAAGAAGTAATGGAGTCTCTAAACTCTGGGTAAATTCCTACCTCTGTAATGTATCCAGCCACATCTTGTGGTATTGTGGTTTTATAAACTACAGAATAAGTAGTGGTGTCATTTAATGTTTGTATATCAGTGCTACCAAATTCAACTGGAGTTCGATAAAATTCAAATCCCAGCCTTGTGTCTGCATCTGTTGCAGAGGTGCTATCAATTCCAAATGCCATTGTTTTTGAATTGAATGAGTCTCTTCCAGCAAGGAAACTCGTTAGGAATCTTTTGCCATACTTTGTAATAACATTTGAAGAACGAAAAATTTCCTTACCGTCTTCATAATATACATATGTTCCTTTTATCATATATCTCCTTAAATTGGTGTAGAATATCCTGAATAATATGTTTTGCCGTCTGTTGCCACAACAACTGCCCTAACTCTTAGCCATCTTCCAGAGGCTGTTGCAGGAGTATCTCCTTGTGATGAGCTAACCCTATAGTTTCTAGTCTTTCCGCTGTTTCCTATTGATAACAATCCACCAGAAACATATGTTTTTGATCCAGAACTTATCTTTGTACTTGTAACACTTGAAGATGATCTTATTTCCCACTGATAAGTAACTGATTGATAAGATCCTAATCCAGATACATTGTTCCATCCCCAAGCTACTGCTGTTCCAGTTCTGTCAAAAGCAACCGATGGAACTGAAGGAGAGGGGGCAATAAATGCTACTGGAGTTGGTGTGGCTGATGCTAATGCTGGAGCCTGATTGCTTTGTTGGCTTCTGGCATCCACTCCAACTACGTCTTTCTTTTTTAGACTTGAATTTCTAATTTTTATAATTGCTTTTATTCTAACAGAATTAAATGTATCAAAGTATTGTTGATAGGTGATATTCTCTATATCTGTTAATTGAGGTATATCTATAATCTCTGCAGGTGGATTTGGATCTGGTGGTAATTTTTTATTTGCCTCGCTTACAGATGATGATCCAGGAGATCCGCTACCTGATGATCCCATAACAAATGGGGTGACTCCCTCTGTTTTAGTACCCTCTTCAATATCTATTCCGACTGTTTTTCTTAAGAACACACGATCTGGGGAATTTTTTGGCAAGACAATAGGAGAACCAGTAACAACTGATTTACCGTCAACTCTATTATCGTTTGCCATTTTATTATTATATCATTTAGTCGACTACAATGATCGACATGTGATCTCCGTATCTAGTCCATCGCTGAACGAATGTCTAACGTTTGTAACTATGAATTTCTGTGTTCCGTCTAGACCTTGATATGAGTATTTAACAGAAACAATATCTCCAACTGCAATAAATGGATTTCCAAATACCGATAAATTAATTAGCTTACCCTTATTCACAATGTTATTTTTAATCCAAGCGCCAAGTGCTTCAACGTCTGAAAGATTTTGTAGCCAAGATGATTCAAAGATTATTGGCTCTTGATTAATATAATCTGACAATATATCTGAGTTATACTCTAGGGTCCCAGACGGAGCAATTGTGTCTCCGTATATATAAAAGGTTGCTGCCTTTTCATCATTTAATGGGGTAAGAGCAGAGCTGTTATTTAATACGTAGGTCTCTCCGCCAAAATTGCTAACCTTTGATCCTAATATTTTTACAGAAGTATTTAAGCCTGTTGAAAATTTAATTGGGTAAGCTGGTGCGCTATTGTATCTTAAAGACACCTTTCTTATTTCTCTAACCGAGGTTCCAAATTCATCTATGCCCGCTGGCTTGGCAGCATTGTCTTGTTCTAGAGAGTTGTTGTAAATAATGTCTCCGAAACCAATATCTAAATAGTCGTTAGAAAAAGATCCCCTATACATGTTGCTTACAAATTCAGAATCATTGTATTTTTTTGCATCTATATCGGTGCCATACACGTAATCAAATATAGCCTCTCCATGTTGACATACTAGGGCAATTGTTTTTGTTGGCTTTAGCATTGGGGTAGAAGTTTTTTTACCATCTTCATCTTCATATATTGCCGTGCTGTCTGTAGCGGTAATTAAAAATCCATTAATGTATGCGTTGATTTTTATAGATGCCTGACTTACTTTAATCTTAACATCAATATCATAAGACCTTCCTCCGTATACTCCATTGAGGCTAGTTACCGTATTCTTTTGACTATCATTTAATACACGTATATCTCCACCTTTTACCTTGCAAATTCTGACTTCTTTTTTATTAACAGCCCCTGCTGTTTCTGTGCTGTTAATGATAATATAATATCCGTCATTACCCTGACCATCTACAAAAAAGCCTAGCCCCGCTGACTGCCTTGTTCTATCAATAGTAGACTCTAAAAACATTTTTGTGCCAAATGCATAATGGCTTGTTGCATATGATGGATAGGCTTCTTGAATAAAAGAAGGTAGGCCAGAGTAAAACAATGTATTTGTTGGCAGGGATATTGCATCAAATGTTCTATAGGCTACGGAAAATTCTTTTGGATTAGAAGAGCTGTTGCTCATTCTTAAAAATGATTTTGCGGCTGCTGCCTTAGTGGGATCCACGACCATGCCTTTATAACCAGCCACATTATATTCAATTGGGGTAGTAAACGACCTGTAAACACTATTACCAAACGAGGTTCCGTTTCCAGCTTTTACAGAAATTCCATAGGATGTATTTGTTGAAAGGTTTTCTATTGTAAATGGATTTTGAGTTTTTAATACAGTTTGAGAGGTTCCAGAGACAATATTATTTGATGCATCAATCTTGTAGTAAGTAACAGAATAATTTACAGGCTCGGTTGTCATATTTGTTTTAGAAATTTTTACAGAAATTGATGACGTTGAAGTAAAAGTTATTTCTGGTATGCCGCCAATATTGGTTGTTGATTGAGCTAAGTACATATCAAGGAATCTGTCTACACCCATTATGCCCACGTAGCCTTTCTCTGAGACCAGTCCGCTAACCCAGTAAGGGCAGAGGCTGCATGATATGCTGGACTCGTTCCAAAGGCTCCTCTTGCTTTTACACGGTATAAACCTGTTGGCTTAAAAAATGTTTCTTTTGATATATAATCATAACCTGGTCTTGATAAATATCTGTATTTATTTACATCTGACGATGAAGTAATCCAGACGTTCTGCGATGTGCTTGAGCCAATTGGAGTGTACTGGTATTGTATTGCATCATACTCAAATATTTCTGAATCAATCATAACATATCCTGAAAAATTATATAATGTTGCGCTACTATAGTCGTCTAATGTTTCTACATCAACTGCAAGTATTGTGTTTTCTGGGGACGTGTCTGCTGCTATGCTTGATCTCAATCCACCAGCACTCAAGTATGAAACCTCGTCTGTCCAAAGATCTCCTGAGTTTCCAGCATAATTAGATGTAAGTTGACTTTGCCATAAAATTTTAACCTGGTTTGCAGAAGGAATTTCTTGCTTATTAAAATCAACTATATTGGCAAGCGTTGTTCCATCTGTGTCGTATGTAAATACCCAGTCTATGTTTGTTTTCTTGTAAATATAGTCACGGCTTGCGAACTGCAAAATGTTATTTTCATCAAAGAAAGCATTCATTTGTATATCACGGCACAACTCTTGAAGAGCTTGCCAGACTGTTTTAGACCCTGTTGTCCACCAATAGTTAATAACTGGGATAGACTTATCGTCTGTTGCAGTTCTAATTTCATAGCTTGTAAACCCTATAGAGTCTAAGAGCCTTCTTATAATACTGGTAACTGGATATGATTCGCATAGAATATCTGGTGCTACTGTATCCATTAGATATTTAGCAGCATCTAGTGCATTTAAAGATACCTCTCCAGTGTCCGCTATCTCCCAAGAATCTATATAGAATGATCCCTGTGGGACCTTGTCAAATAATTCTCCCGCTGAACCATATGTTCCTGCAGAGTGATATACTGAAAAATAAGGCTTCATTTCTGCATTCTTAACTAGATATGTTTTTGTTATATCAAAATTTGCTTCTCTATTATATGAAACATATTCAAGTGCAGATTGATTATATTTAACTATGTCCATGCTTAGACTGTTTGCGGTAATCTTTCCAACAGGGAGTATGTCCTCTGAGCTTGAAGAAGATTCTTTTTCTATATTAAGAGAAGCTATGTCTGAAGATATATCCTTAATCCATCTTGCTGATAATTCAATAACTCCTAATACTTTACCCCCGCCTGGATTTGTTGCTTGAAGTCTAATTGATTTAATTAATTTAGGTGTAGCGTAGGCGGCAGGCTCTGTAGAAGTCCATGTCGTTCCGTTATAATATAACACAATCTGTCCAGATGCGTCTACGGAAGATGGGCCTACCGTTGCTGTTGTTGCATCTGAATATGTAATTGTCATTGTGTAGTTGCTTGGGAAGGCATGATTTTTTTCAAATCTTGCAACTATTTTATTTGATACAGCAGGCTTTGTTGCTGCAGATAGTGTTGCTGTTGCTGATTGCTCTCTTGACCACGCTCCAGTAGCAGATGAAGCAATAGTAAAAGATGTTGGGCTTGGGGTAGAAGCAATTACGCCTGAAGATAAATTAAAGGCAGCAGTTGAAAGACCAGTAATAGTTACCGTTTGCCCTGAAGAAAATCCGTGGTTATTTAATGTTTTGTATGTAACAATGGAGCCCGAAGAAGAAGCCTCTTTAACTGTTGCAGAAAGAGTAGAATAGTTAACAGTTAGATCTGCGCTTTGATTTATTGGTGTTACCCAATATTTATATGAAGTTGTTACTCCAGGGTAGTAAAGTCTTGGATATAGTGTTGTTGCGGCAGACTCGTATCCATCTGTTTGCGGAGATGTTGCTCGTGGATAGGTTAATGTTCTTGGAGCATAAAAACTATTTGCAGGAGTATCTGTTTGTAGTTTTGTCCAAATAAGATATTTTACTCCAGAAAACAGCGGTCTAAATGGCTTGATGATTGAATCAATTGGGAAAAGCTTTTTGTACGTATTAATTTTGCCATCTGCTGACTTAGCATAATATTGATCCATTGTGGATGGATAAGTAACGGTAATATTGTCTAGCATAGAGTTCATATTGTATTCTATTGTGCATCCTGTATTTATCTTAACAGAAGATTGCTGCTTAAATAAATTTTTAACAGTATTATTATTTGATGAAGGTACTGTGGTAATCATTATACTTGTTCCATTGAAATAGATACATTCCAAAATTCTTGAGCGGGATTGCTTGAAGAATCTTTAACGTTTCTCTTTATTACCTCAAAACTGCAAGACGCAAAAGACACCGTAAATATTTCTTCTCTATCTGCAAATGGTGCTGTCTGATTCTTACCGTATACAATTTTAATCTTAAAAACACCTTGGCCTTTAGTGCTTTCAAAGTATGATTTTAAATCTACTGCTCCATACCCTGCGTCTACCGTCATATTTGAAAATGATGGTAGCATTTCCCAGGATGTGCTAAATTCTCTTTTATCGGCAATAAAAAACTTTCTAAGTGTTCCATTGCTCATTCTTGTTACTTTTTGAAAACGGTTTTGATTAATAGACATTGGCTGTCTATTGTGCTCTGAAAGTTTTGCCCAAGTAGGGGTGTCTGTAGCAGATGTATCAATATATAGAAGTGAGCCTACTGGTAAATATACTGTGCTTGCCATTAATATGATCCCCCGATAACAATATTTTCTCCAACTTTTGCGCCTTCAGCTTTAGCAATCTGCTTAAACTCTTTCCAAAGATCTCTACCACTCTTAGGAGATTCTCCAAAATTAAGTGTAGCATTAATAGTAACATTAGAACTACTTGAATTTGTAGTACCACTCTTGAATCCACCTGCTGTAGAGTATGAAGGAACATCGTATGTTGGCATTGTTGCAGCATTAGGATAAATTGTTCCTGAGAAATTAGGTTTCATTAATATACCCTCTGGCTGTGCACCCAGGGAATTAATTCTATCATTTACCCTTAACAGATCTCCAGCAGCAAATGGTCCGCCTCCCCATTTCTGTCTAATAATATCGGTTGCAGAATTTACCTTGTAGGTTCTTTGATTGTATTTAAAGAATTGCCCTGGCTGTAAATTATACTCTCTAACAATTTGCTCTTTAGCCCATTGCTCAAGGCCATCTTTATTTGTATTTCCTCCAAGTGACACGCCAGTCTTAGTTGTTGTTTTTGTAACTTCAAATGCAGTATCTTTAGTCTTAGAGCCAGCTGGTCCTATTCCCATATATGCATTATAAAGATCTGCAATAGTTTTTCCTCCTGTGATGGCCTTAGCATTTGCAAGTGCAGCTGCTGAATCCTTTTTTAATGCTGCATCTGCTGCACCAGGTTTGTAGGTGGCCGATCCCTTTGGATGAGTCGCAGTCATAACTCTGCCTGCAGTAGACTCTCCCTTTTCATTAATCAATGTGCCAGTAAATATTTTCTTTAGCTCTGTTGCTAAAACTTTATCAGAACCTTTTGCGTCTGCAGCAATTTGCTTTGCAAGATCTCCCAAAGGCCCTCTTACTAGCTCCTGTTGATCCTTTAATGCTTGTTTGTTTGATGGATCCTTTTCTAGAATTACATCTATTCTAGCTTGTTCTTTTACTAGTCTCTGATATTCGTTTTGATACTGATCAACTTTATTCATTCTTTCGCCTGCTGAAGTAGCATTGTTTTGAGCGTTAGTTAAATTTTTTGCAGTCTTATCTGACTGAGCTTGCAGCTTTTCTCTTTGAGCAATTAATTCTTTTTCACGCTTAGCTCTATTTTCTTCAATTGCATCAATAGCTTTTTGATTTTCTCTTTCGCCAACAAGCTGCTTAATCTTTAGCTGTGCTTGTGCTGCTCCCGCCATATCTCCTGCAGCCATCTTGTCTGCGTATTCTAGTTGAGCTTTTTGAATTTCTAAAGATAGGTTTTCTTTGTTCTGGGCAGCCTCAAGTGCTTTCTTTCGGGCATCAGCCTCTTCATTAATCTTATCAATTTTTTTGTCAATAAGTTTAATTTCTTCTTTAATCTGATCTTGAGTTTTTTGTGCATTAGCCGCTGCTTTGGCTCCACCAGATGCAATTAATTTTTGCAAAGCAACAATAGACTTTTGTGATTTAGCTGCAATTCCGCTTCCTGAAGACTTTGCTTCCGAAGCAGCTAAGGCAGAATCTAATGCTGCCTCAAATGCTACTAGTGCTTGGGCTTGCTCGGATGTTATATTCTTTAAATCAGTTCTAACTCCAGAAAGAAGTAGTCGCCATTTAGAATACATACCTGCAACGTTGTCTGATTGATTAAGTATTTCAGCAAGTGCTGGATGTGTTTCTTTAAGAGAATTAATCTGCGCTTGAGTTAGTGTTAGTTTAGATCCTTCTTTTTCATTAATGCTAGCTAGGATTTCTGACATAGCTTCTTGCTGTGTCATCAATTCCCCATTTTCCTTTTTAGTTTTCATTAATGTTTGTAAATTATCATCAAGAGCATCTGTAGTATTTGAAATAACTACACCTAAATCTTTTCCGTATAGGACGTCTGTATCGTATCCTGCAGAAGCTGGGTCATACATATTTTTATTTAAAGTTTTAACCATAGCAATTGCTGCTGATGCAGAATCTGTGATTTCTCTAAAGCCCTTACTAGATATTGCATTAAATGCCATATCGGCTTTATCTGATGCAGATATAATTGCATAAATTTTATTTGTTGCTTCTTGAGCAGAAATGCCTGCTGCTATAAATTGTGCCTTTAAGTTAGTAGCAATTTCAGTAACTTTTGCCTGCTTGTTAGCATCTCCAGATACATCTATGTCAGTAAAGGTTGAAACTAGCTCTTTCTGGTTTTCTTTTGCATTCTTTATTCCTGCTCTTAACTCTTTAATGCTTAGAGTTAGACCTTGAACTCCCGCTGAGTTGAGGGCTTCATAGGCATTTCTTCCCTTTGCCCTAGTTAGCTCAAGTTGATCATTAACCGCTTTAATAGAATTAGAAAGATTGTTGTATTTAATTCCCGCTTCAGCTGCAGACTTTTCAGTAATTCCAACTGAGTTAGTTTTTTCAATTCTATCTTGCTCTCGTTCTTTTTGGAACTTCTTAAATATTGCATATCCCGCAGTAAGCGCTGTAAGAAGTAATCCGATAGGTCCTAGTGCAAATCTCATTGCCATTCCAATTGCTTTACCAGCAATTCCTGCTGCGCCGCCAACGCCTTTAAATCCTCCAGCAAGCTTACCTAAAGATCCTAGCATATTCGGAGCAAGCATTGGAAGCACTGATGCAAATTGCATAATTTGTCCTGCTTGTCCGCCGATTGCTTGTCCTGCCATACCCATTCCCATACCAATGCCCATACCAGCCATTGGACCAGAGCTCATCATTCCAGCTCCTATGTTACCCTTTGCTCTTTCTTGCCTATAAGCAGATCCGAATGTTATTGGCTGAACTGGCTTTTTAGTTCCTTTGTTAAAGTACTGAACTCCTGGCACCATTCCGCCCTTGTTCATTCCGAACATTTGTTTTCTTACTTTAGTAGTTGCAGGTGTCCATGACTTTGAATCCCAGTTTGCAAACTTGGTTCTCAATATCTCTCTGTCTATTTTACTTAAACTTTTTCCTCCTGTGCTAAGAACATCCCCAGCGGCGGATTTAAGAAGTGTATCTACAATATCTGGCTCTAGAGCTTTTTGAAGACTTCCCTGAGCATCCTTTACGTATCCGTATGGTCTTTCTTTTTCAAGATTTTCAATCATCTTGCCATACATTAAGTTTTGTGCTTTAGGTGTTAGGCCAGAGCTTCCGAATAGCTTTCTTCCCATACCAATAGATAGAGAAGTAGCGCCCCACTTTTCTCCTATTTTTCCAAACTTAGCTCCTACGTTTTTAAAAGCTGTACTCTTTAATATATTACCTACTGGCCCACCTCTGTTTAATTTTGTTGCGCCAAACAAGGACGCTATTGTCTGTATAAATGGATTTGACGCTTCTTTTGAATGATAAAATTTATTTGGATTGCCTCCAGCTGCGGAAGCTTCTAGGTTTGCAAATTTTATTGTTTTTCCATTTACATCAATTTTATTTAGCCATCCAGTGGAGGCTCTACGTGTAGGGTGTGCAAAACTTCCTGGAGAATTCGACCATTTGCTCCAAGCTTCTAAACCTAGTGCATTGCCGCCTAGTTCTTTTCTCAACAAAGATTCAGATACTGAATAAACTGGGTTATTAGAGTCATTAACCTTACCCATTGAAAGAATCTTTTTTGCATAAGAATTAAATACTAATTTTGAAAGTCTTCTTTTTTCTGCTTTTGAAATTACTCCTGCGTTAGCTAGGCCATCTAAAAATACATCAGTAGATAATCTTGACCCTCCACCTCTTGCATTTATAGAGGCAAGCAACGTTCTTGGGTCTACGCCTTCTCCTGTCATGTCCGCATTTATTTTTGATGTTGATGCAGAAATTTTTCTGCTAGAAACATTGCCTCCAAAAACACCAGCGTTGCCTTTTGGCTCATAATAATCAGCAGTTGCACGATCTGTAAGCCTTCCTGGAAATAATTTATCTATTAGTTTTTTTGAAACCATTGGTCTTGATCCGCCGCCACGGGTCATTTTTAAAAATGCCTGGACCATTCCGCCCAAATTATATGCGCCGTTAGTAGACTGCTGACCATTGTTAATTGCTTGAAGCAATGGTAGATTTGCTGCTGTGGCTTCTTTGTTTACAACAAATTCACCTGGAGTAAGAATTGCTGGAACTGTGTCTGTATTTCCAGTTCCTGGAACAATATTTCCAGCATTTAATCTCTTAGGTATAGTTGTTTCTGTACTGTATCCAGCACCAAATGTTTTTACACCTAGACCTTGTGCAATTTTATTAAGAAGGCTTCTAGTTCTTCCTGGGCGAAGAAGCTCTTTCATATTAGTTTTGCCAGCGGCATTTACAACTGGCTGATTTAATAGAGGGACTGTTGTTAGCCCTATTGTTCTTCCTTGTTGGCCCGCAATATCTACAGAAGCCTGTGCAATCATAGATTCTACCTGAGCATTTAATTGAATAATCTTAGCTCTTGCTTGATCTACTGTTAGCTTGCCAGCCTGCAACTGTGCAACAATTGCTGCAGATTCTGCTGCTGCATTTGCAGTAAGCTTAGTCATTGTTGGAAGCAGTGCTTGATAAGAGTCGGACAAGGATGCTGTTATAAGCCCAGTAGAGGCAACTTCTTTTTTAAGTAAAGCAATTTCTGCTTGCGATTGCATTGCAAGTGCGCCTGTCATTGCATGCCATTTTGCAGCTTCTGCTGCAACAATACCAGTTGAAGCTCCTCCGATTGATGTTAGTCCTGGAATCTTTGGAAGATCACCAGACATATACATCTGAGGATTATTTCCAATCTTTTGATTTACTTTTGGTGCCCCAGGTACTACTCCGAAAATTGTTTGTGTTGATTTTTGATCCATCGTCATTCCAGCAACTGGATTAAGATGAGACATTGATCTTGTATCTTCTGGGCTAATTAGTGGGTGATTTGGATCAACAACTCTTGCCCCGCTGCCCTTAACAACGTTACCCGCCAAGGTTGAAATTGTTGGTGCTGCAGATACTGCACCCGTCATAGCTTTAGATTGAAGTAATTCAAATTCTGTTACGAGGCCTGCAATTGCAGTTTTTAATACTGTGGCTGCTTGAGCATCACTATAAAATGTAGCCTCAACAAGTGATCCTGCTTTTTGTGCTGCCAAAATTTCTGGCGTAAGCATCTTCCATCCTTCTCCACCCTTAAACAAGGCCCTGAAGTGTGATGCTCCTTTAATTATATATCCAAAGAAGTTGGCAAGTACACCAGTTAACATAATTACTGGTCCGATGATTGCAGTAAATCCTGTAACAAATGTCAACAAAGATTTAATTGGGTCTGGCAATTTATTTATAAACTTAATAATACCATCTACAATATTAATAAAGAATGTTTGAATCTTTAGGAACTCGTCGCCAATTCCTGCAAGATCTGCCTTTAAGCCTTCTACTGCTCTTTTGTATTTTCCAGAAGCGGATTCTGTTACCATTGATAATTCTCGACCTGCTACCTGTGACAACTCTTCAGAGCTTGCTTTCATTAAATCCATTACCTGAAGGGTCTGACTTCCCTGCTTGCCTAGGTTTGCAAACAAAGCATTAAGTCTAGAGAACTGAAACTTACCAAACAACTGTTCAATTGCCTGTTGCTTTTGTAGTGGATCTAGGTTATCTAGTGCTGCTTGAAGAGCGAAAAGTGTTCCTGTTAGATCTCCAGCATTTTTTGCTACAATCCCGCCAAGGTCAATTCCCATTTCAGAAAACTTTTCTTTTGCTACCTTTGTAGGATTAATTAAAGATGCTAGTGCTGATTTGAGAGCGTTAGCTCCTTCTGAAGCATTAATTCCGCCTTCCTTCATTGCAGTTAGATACAATGCTAAGTCCTGTACGCTTCCGCCTAAACCTTGAATAACTGGACCCGCTTTTGGAATTGCTTCTACTAGGTCATTAAGAGTTGTTGATGTTTGGTTTTCAACTGAGTTGAGAAAGTTAATAGATTCAGAAAGCTGATCTGTATTTTGCTTAAATGTAGTTTGAATTGCCAGGGTGGCCTTCATTGCTTCTTGTCTATCTACTTCTCCAAGTACGGCAAGTCTACTTGTTTCTTTAACAGAATTAAGAAGATCGTCGCCTTGCTTGCCCGTCGCTGCAATATCTGCGGCAAGAGTAATTGTATCTTTAAATGAAACTCCGTATGCTTTTGAAATCTCTTTAGCTGTTTGAGTAACTTCTCTTCTTACTTTTTCAAGATCTGCTGCGGATGTTGCTGCTACTCCGCCGTATACCTTTGTAAGTCTGACTAACTCTGCATCTGCCATTCTAAATGCATCTGCTGCAGCTTTACCAAATGCCGCAAGAGGTACTGTAAGTCCTACTGTTAACTGACGACCTGCCCACTGAGTATTTTTACCCCAGTTAATAAGCTGAACTCCACCGTCTTGAACAACCTTGTTCATAATCTGTAGTTCTTGTCTTGCTAAAGCAGTTTTGTTTTTTACAGCATCAAGACCCTGTGGAATATGTACGCTGTATTGCATAAGCCCTTGAGCATTTTTACCCATTGGCTGAATGATTGCATTTTGTAATGCTACTTGCTGCTTAGCAAGATCTCTGATTAAGCCGCCTTGCGTCCTTGTGTGCTCACTAAATGTCTGAAAGTACTGCTTCAGTTTCATTTGGCCCCTGTCTAGGTTGGTGCCAAACTTTTCAACATCCGATGTTAAAGTAACAAAGTGTGTTGCAAACTGACCAGTTCTTCTTAGGTTTTCACCAAAGGATCTGTTCATCGTCGCTACTTGACTTGCAAGCCTTGCGTCCGATTGAATTATTTGTGCTTGAAGTTTTGAAAGAGAGGCTGCAACCTTATTGACATCTGCAATAAGACCTGAGAAATCTGCATTAGCAACTATATTAGTTACAATATTTTCATCAGCCATTTATCTTTACATTACTCCTTTGTGTAGCCTAGACCTGCTCCAATTCCAAACCCTGCTTGTGCTGCTAAGCTTCCTTGTAGGGAAACTATATCATCACCTGAAGCTTCTATGCCTAGGGCTTTTCTTTTAACATCGTCAAAAGTTTTTGCCTGTGGTTCGGAGTCTTCCTCATCTACATCTAAATCTATTCCCTTAAGACTTGCCGTAAACTTTCTGTCTTCCGACTTTTGTTTCTTAAAAGATTTCAATGTTTGAATAAGTTCTGGCATTGAAAGACTTTCTTCTAGTTCTTCGTAATTCTTCCAGTGTCCCAGAAGAAATACTTCACCCTCTAAAGCGGCTAAATCTAGTTCTGACCAGCCAGAACCGCTGCCGCTAGAAGGTTTGGGTCGTCCATCTTAATCCCACCGCATACTTCAAGTATACGATTGATTGTGGGGACGTCAAGTGCATCTTCTAGTGCATCTCTATCTGCTACCAAGTCTGGTAGTTGTTTTTCAAGTGCTACTGCAACCGCATCAATTAACACATTAAGTGTTTGATCTTCTGTAGTTGAATCGCTTGCTGCCTGTAATACGAGCATAAATTTTCTTAGCTCTTTAATGCTTAATGGCTTCAACTTAACTGTTGAGCCATTCTGAAGCGTTAGTTCTTCTACGCTATATACTGTTGTTGCCAATTTAATCCTCCTAGGATCTAGTCTTAATTATTATAACATATACAGATTATCAGCACAAATGAAAAAGCCCCCAAAAAGGGGGCTTTTCCTATTTAATTATTTAAGCTAGAACTCGGTCAATAATCTTACCGTATTCTGAGCCGCTATAGTTAGCGTCTGGAAGAAGACGGAATGTTACTGGGAAAGTTGTTGCTGCGTTACGTGCAAGTGAGAATTGTGACTGTTGTACTGACAAAACACGACGTGCATAATATACACGCTCTGTTGTTGCGTCTGCTTCTCCTGTTGTTGTAGTTGCTACTGTTGGTGCTTGACCAATTGCAAATAGCTGACGCTCTGTTGGGGCAATACCAAGTGATCCTGCCTCAAGTCCCAATGTAAGGGTCTTGTCATCTGCTCCAGTTGCACCCTTTGTTGGGTAATCATCTGTTGCAGCACCTGCTGCTCCTTGCTTGGTTAGTGTTGCTCCTCCTTGACCGAATACTACTAGAACGTTTTCTAGTGTACCTTCGGACATTTCAGTTGCAATCATAACCTCCATAGCAGACTTGAAAAGCTTTGCTGTATCTAGAAGCTGATCCACTGTTACTGAATCGTAAGTTGGATTGTAAGTGATCTGAAGACCATTGTTTGTAAATCCTACGTTACGAACATCTGTAGATGCGTCTAGAGCTGCTGCTGCTTTTGTTCTTGCTGTGAAAGAAATTCCACCAGTTGCTCTGTCTAAAAGGTTTTCCTTATATCCAGTTACTGTTGAATCGCTTGTTGAAATGTAGAGCGGTGAAGCTCCTACAAGAATATTTTTGGCTGAGTTAAATGCCATTATTTCGTACCTCCTGTTTTCAAAATATATATATATAATTGTAAATCATTAAATCTTGGCTGGCTAGGCCTTTCCTCTATGTACAATAATAGAGTATAATTCGCCCAAAGGCAAATTACAGGAATCGGCCAGCTGTGTCTATATGTCTTGCGTATTTGACCTCAAGGATCACATCTGCGGACAGGAAACCTGCCAACTCTTCTGATGGAGCCGTTGGGGAAATATCCGCCACAAATATACTAAAGAATTTAAACTTTTTAGATATGCCAGAGTAGGCATTTGCATCCCTAGCGGACTCATCCATTCTTCTAAATAGGTCCGTCATTAAGTTTCTAATCTCATTAATCTCTGAAACATCTGTTGAGTAGATGGTAAATAGAATTTGCTCACAGCATATAGCCCAGTTTTCCTCATAGGATAAACCGATCTTGTCATAGACTATGTGTTTCTTTCCGCTCAAGAATTGATTTAATTCTGGAGATTGCTGTACAGGAATAATTGGGATAATCTCTTCCCCTATATTATCTGAATAGTAGTCAGTTTGTTCAAAAATGTTATTTGACTTTAATTGGCTCCACAGGAACTTTCTTAAATCAATCATTACGTCTGCTTTATAATCTGTCATGATACCCCTCCAAATGCTAATTCTACTGCTGAGTCTGCCTGCGTTCTTAATGCATTAGGGCTAAATGAATATTTAACTTTTCTTACGTCACCTGGAACCTTCATTGCTTTAGTTAATGATGAATTAAATATTTGTTGAAATCCAGATTTTTTAATTGACAAACTTACTAGATTACCTGTAAAGAATTGTGCATAGGCGATTCGGAATCTTCCTGTTGCCTTGCCTCCTCCTGGCCTTGTAACGGTCACAGAGGCGCCTTTAGGCATGTAGACTACGCCAGTACTAGTTTCAAATACTAGGCGCTCTGCGAACCTAGGGCGGATTACTAGAGGCATTCCAGCTTCCATCACAGAAGCTTTACTAATAAATACGTGTTTTCTACTTCCAAATTCATTAGGCACTGCTGACTTAGATGGCAAGAAACTAGAGGCAATTTTAAATGAAAGACCGTCTGTTGATAATACGTTTAATTTAAATAGCCTAGATCCTTTATTTCCGACTTTATTCCACTCGTACACGTGGTGTAATGACTTAGGATTTATTCTTGACTGAGAATCTACATATAGCCCAAAGTCTTGATCTATCTGTTTAAATATAACAGATTGAAATTTCTTTTCAAATGCTTTACTTGTTGTTAGTCTAGACACAACTTGAGCTTGATAATATATCGCAGCAGATATTTGGGCTACTGTGCTATCCTTCAAAATAGTTCCGCTAGTGCCAGACATACCTTTTTGTAGACCGCTGGCTGCCGTAACTAATAGTGTACTATTGTCCAATTGTCTGGTTTTCCGATCTCTTGACAGTAGAGTTATATCCCACTGTGCCGCCGAACGGGTCTGTCATTGGAGTTGTTCCTATTACCTCAAAAACTGTAGGAGTGTTGGTTGGAAAATTTAATTCTTCCCATATAGTGTTGCCATCATGGTCTCTAATGTTTGTAATTTTTTCTCTTAATGTTACTTGCTCTGATGTTCTAATCTGTAACACTTCTTCATTAGTATACTTATTGGAAAACTTTTGTCCGTCTTTAGTAATGCTTGAAGCAGAGTTGCTTATGTTGCCCTTTGCGCTACAGGATACAGTTCTGTCATATTGCCATTCTTTTTTTATTGAGCCTGTATCTGGATCCTGCGAATCAACTGGCTTATAGACATCCATAAACATTGGGAGTATCGAGTCAACAAGAGCATACATTATATAACAACCATTTGATTGAGAACATATGGGAGAAGTAATTGATCTGCATAGAGATTACCCGTTCCTGAATATACCCCCGAATTGTACTCAAATTTCCAGTCAAATGTCTGTATTGACTTCATATACTTATTACGCCAGACCTTGTCTTTTGAAAAATAATCTTTCATTAATTCAATACATGCAAGATCAACCTCATCTGGAACTTCTTTCCATCCAAATTTACCTTGCACACGATATGTTCCACCTGTATTAAAGGATCCACCCCACGTATCACTTATAGTTGGAGGGACCATTCCGTTTGCTATATATACCGTATTGTCTAGCATGTTGGCCCTGTTAACTCTTATGCCAAATCCGCTTTCAGAAATTACTGTATTAAAATTCCAATTATTAACTGAATTTAATGTGTCTAGTAGCAGGATGTCGTTTTGATATAGTTTGTATAAGGTTGATATTTTGTATGGAAGTGGAAGCACATCGGATCCTGAGCCATACGCAGTTTGAATATCATCATATAAAAAGAATTGCTGCCTTGTGTAAGCCTCAATAAGTTTTCTTGCATATCTTTCAGCGTTTGCCAATTCGGCATATGACTTAGTGTTAGGATCTGAATAATCAGACCCCAATCCTAAAGATTCGATTGCCTGGCTCATATCGGTATACGGGGTCTGCACAAATATTTTATTATCTTTTTGTGTAGAGGTTCCGCCAACTGAATATGTCCAGCTTAATTTTAATTGTCTTTGTCTGTCTGTGTAGGCTAAAGGAATATATACAATATACGTTCCTGCATCTACTTCTGACTTGACAGGGGTTAATGTTGAAAGTATCGTGGCAGGATTAATTGCTGGAGATACTCCTGGATCTTCTGTAATGTCATATAGTCTTACAACTGGAAGGCTATCTGAATCAGTTAGCTGTCCCTGCCAAAACACCTTATGTGTTATTGGTGAATTTGAACCTACTAGAATTTCCATTTAATAAAGGTTAAGCGTAGTACTCCTGAACTTCCTTTGGAGTTGCTAAGCGGAAACCCTCCTCCTTGTCAAAAATTTCTTGAGCATCTTCTTCTGTCATTGCAACAAATGGGTGCTCTTTTGTGAATGTAAATCCTTGTATATCATACCTAAAATTTTCTCTAGTCATTCTAACTAGAACCGTATCTTCTGGCTGAGCATCTGGATTAAATCTAGGCAGAATCTCTTCTGCGTTTTCGCTGAATTCGTCTGTGGCGTCTTCAATATCTTTAATTGTTTTTTGATAAACAGACCATGTGACTCCCTCTTCTGCAAGGGCGGCAACAATATCTGCCTTACTCTTAATTCCATCAGTATCAACTGCAAAGTCCTCTGCAACTTTTCTGAGTTCTGCTACTTTCAATGTCTCAAATGACATATATTCTCCTTTGTTAGGTCCTTTAATTATAGCATTGATAAATTAAAATGAAAAGCCCCTAAAATTAATTAGGGGCCTTTCGGGGGTTTTATCTTAAATTAATTAAGAAGCAACCTTAACGTTCTTTACAACTACCCAAGCGTCTGCCTGCTCGATCTGAACGCCAACACGAGTATACATTGTGTACTCAATTGTGTCCTTACGTGGCTGGAAGAAGCGGTAGACAGTTACATCACGCTTGATACCAATAACTACGTTATTTGGGAATGTCAAGTGGATATCTCCGTGTGAGCCTGATGCTCCTGATTGTGTTCCAGTTTGTGTCTCTGAAAGAAGTGGAACTTCAACAATCGGAATACCGAATGCGAATGGTGCCACATATCCTGCAGGTCCACCTAGTGGTGCAACTCCACCACGGATAACGCTTGAAGCGATATCTTGTGGAATTGTTTGGTTTGTTCCAATGCTGTTAGCATATAGGAAATCTTGAATCAAGTTTGATCCAGCAAGGAAGCGAAGGTCTCCACGACGTTGCTTGTACTTACGTGGCATAGCCTTAAGTGCCTTGTTGAATACTTCACGAGAAACTCCAGCGCCAGCTGCGTCTACGACACGACCTGATGCCTTTGCCTTCTTTACAACGCCATCAAATGACTTGTAAAGTGCGTCTCCTGAAAGAGCTGTGTCACCGTTAAGAAGAACATCTTCGATGTCGTTTCCTGCCTGTGTTGCCATCAAACGTGCAATGTGATCTTCTAGATCTGCACCTTCGATGTTATCTTCTAGAGATTCTGTTGAAAGCTCCCAGTCCATGCGGAGTTTCTTTGTTGTTAAAGAGATTTTTGAGAAAGTTACACCACTGTTTGTTGCGGTGTTGTCTGCCTCGGTTGCAAGCTTCATAAGCTTCTCACCAACGGACATACGGTCAATCTCGGCTGTGTCTGACTTCATACGAACTGTACGTGCGACCTTACCGATAACGGTTGCGTCGAACATATAATCAAGGAAGCGAGCAGACTGTTCTGGGTTAAGAAGTCCGCCGTTGCCATTTTCTGAAGCTACGTGTACTCCTGTTCCACCAGTTGCGGAGCCGAATCCTGTTGATAACTGAGTACCAGCGTTTACGGCTTTTTCTAATGTTTCATTGCTCATTATTTTATACCTACCTTAGTTGAATATTTCGTTTACGGAACCGAGGAAAGAACCGTTCCATTTAGATTTTTTGATTGTTACTTCTTCTGATCGGCCAAGATCTGAAGACTTCTTAATTGCAGTCTCTGATTCTACTGCGTCGACACGCTTTTGTACACCATCAATCGTGCTCTTGATGTTATTTACAGCGCTTGAAAGTGCTGTGTGTTGTTCTGCCAACTCTGAAATTCTAGCATCTACGCTCTTGCTGAAAGATTCAACAGTCTCTTGGATTGTTGTTACTTGTGCTGCATTTGCTTCAGATGCCTTATTTAGAGTTTCTGAGAAAAAGCCTTTTAGATCGCCTAACATCTTCGCAAAATCAGGTTCATCAACCTTATCTTCTGATACTTCGGCTGCTTTTTCCAGAGTCTCGGCAGGAACGTCTTCTGCTACTGCTTCTGCAGGAGCTTCAGCTGGAGCTGCATCATCTGCAACTACTGCTGTATCTTCAACGGCTGTTTCTTCTGCTACTGCTTCGGCTGGTGCCTCTACTGCAACATCTTCGACAACTACGTTTTCTGTATTATCTGACATTTCATTACCTCCTTCTGCGTTTGCCTGTTTTGCAATTGTTTGTGTTTCAGGCAACGTAAATCTTGAGTGCTTATATGCATCAAGAATCTTATCAATCTCTTTTGCTTTGTTAACATCTGAGCTCTCAACCCAACCAATTAGTTGTGCTGGCTTACCAGAAACTGGTGAGTCATATGTCTTCTCTGTTGAGATAAAAACAGAGTTACTGTCTTCACAGTAAAAGATATTTTCTGTTACTACTTCGGTTGCAATTCCTTTAAATATCAATTGGCCATTTACCTTTTGAATAGATAGAACATTGCAAAGCTCATTTGCTGGAGAATCTACAATTGATAATTCAATCAAATCATAATCCTTAATAAATCTTACTGTCTTACCATTCGCCTTGTTGACTTCGTTATCAGACTCATTAATCTTTCCGCCGATTGAGAATCCAGATAGGGTGCCGTCTAGAACCTTTTCCCAAGTATCTTGTGCGCCCTTTGAAATGTATGCTGTTACATAAACTCCGTTATAAAATTCTTTAGTTGCTGGGTCGTAAAAAGTTTCTGGCTTAAATGAAACCATCTTTCCAACTGCAAGAGATCCGTGCATCTCACGAATGTTCCCACGAAAATTTTCAAATGCTTTTACGCTTGCTTCCGCTGTTACAACGTCATTTGTCTGGTCAATATTGTCTAGTGTTGCAAACCCAGAAACCGTTCTCTTTTCACGGTTAACTTTAGTGAAAGGTACAGACAAGTTAATGTCATTGCCATGGCTAGTCCATAAAGACTTTTCAATATTCATATGCTTAATTTTAGCGACTTATAGATAAAAAGGCAAATAACAGTTGAGTAGAGTTAGTCAACCTGTCTTCCGTCGCCCTTGGCATTTCGTCCTTCTCCAGAATTATCTGGGGCGTTTGCCTGTCGGTCTTGGGATCTTTGTCTGGTATTTCCAGCTTGGGCTGTTTGCTCTGCGGCATCCTGACCCTTCAAATCTACCACTTCGTCTCCGCCTTCAAGAGGAATCATACCCTTTCTAATTCGAACTTCATTAGGGGTAATTACTTGCATTCTTAAATATCTTTCGTCAATCTTAGACTGGGTATCTTCGTCAGTAAGAGTTAACTCATTAAATTTAAGGGTTAGCGCATCTGTCTTTTCCTCAAATATTTTATTTAATTTTTTCTCTAAAATCATTTGTGCTGGGCGGCAAACCTGCTCTTTAAATGTTTTATCGGCATCTCTTGCTACTGCTAAATTAACTCCCTCTGGGGTTCCAATTTTATTAATTGGGACACGGTGGGCCAGCAGGATTTCATCTCTATTTGATTTGCGATAAACATTAAATGAAGATTCCTGTGGGTTAGCCTCAACTGGTTCCATTTTAAATTCGGTTTTTGAGTCTGGGGTGTCTCCTGGAAGTGGAATATATAGAGATCTGTGGTTCTTGCCCTTAAGTCCAACTTGGAAAAATTCAAGCAATTTGCGCTCTGACTCTGGAGAAAGCTTTGCTCCCTTTACTGTAATGATATATCTTGGGACCGCTTTGTTTTCAAAGTAATCAAGGTTATATCTTCCAGACAATTCGTTACCCGCCAAAGAAACCTGGGCTGCAATAATATCTGCAACTCCGTAGTAGTTGTTCATTGGGGTATACTTTTTTAAATGAATAATTTCATTTGGGCGATCTTCTTGTCCCGCAATTGGGTTCTCTGTTTCTGAGTCTCCAAAGTTGTTAAAGAATACTGCCTTTCCGTAAAGCAATTGAATAAAGCCATCTCTTAGTCTACGCACACGCATAGTCTTTGCGGGGATATGCCCGATATATCCGATATTTCCAGCAGTGGTTCTACCTACTTCAATGTAGCCATTTCCAGTTGCTTCGTAGTCTGTAAATACCTTAATTAATGTTTGAGTAAATGTATCTTCATCATTTGTTGTATCAAGCCACGCATGAAGATCCTGTCTTAATTTGCTTAGCTTTCTACGTGCTCTTTCAAGAGACTTATCATCTGTAAGTGAATCAATAGCATCATTTGTTTTCTTTGTTTCTATAAAATCATATCCTAGCCCGACAATGTTTGCCACCTTGGCATTAATTGCTGCATAGTTGTATGTTGAAATCTCATATACTTTTGAAAGATACTCTAGGTTGTATGGAGGTTCTATCAAGTCAAACATTGCATAGCCAGTAATTGCTTGTGCCAATAGATTTTGCTGTGTTCCAGTTTCTTCTCGGCCAGTGAACGACTTAGAAAATTCTCTATTTATCTTACGCTTAAACGAAGATCCTAGGCCTCTAACCTTTTTAAGATCCTCTAGGCCTGCCAAAAATGGATCGGTTGTTGTTTCATTTTTTTCTAGCGAGAACCAGTCTGCGTTATTTGAAATGTTAATTATATTTTCTGAGTTGTCTTCATCAAGAAATTCTGCGCTCATCTTAACCCCTTTAGCTTTTTCATTTCGTCCTTATAGTTACCGATATCAAATGGATCAGGAACTAGTCCCCAATCGAGTCTTTGTTTTTGGTGCTCAAATTCTTCATCATCAATTTTCCTTCTAGCGGAAAGAAATTTAGGCCCGCCTTCGTATATGCCGAACGTGCGAACTTCTCTAGCCAAAGCATCGATGTTGGCTCTATTTCCTTTTTTGGACGTGATCGAAAGAAAGTTCCCATCATCATCTCCAATCCATCTGCCATCTGGCATTTCCCAGACATAGATGCCAAGTATCGACTCTTCTTCAAGAATCTTGCTATTCGTTCTGTTAATATCCATATGACTTTATTTTACCATTATTGTCTACTCAAGTCCAGCTTTTTGTCAACCCATGTGACAAATTATTGGTTTTGAAGCACAATCCAGTCGTTGTCATAAAACTCAACGGAATTTTCTGTCAATGTCATGGACGAATCATCTGCTATTGTCGCTGATCTTCCAATATGCATGTTGTAATTAGATAATGCCATGGGGGCTGAGAAGGTTGCTGGGTAGTAAGAAATGTATTGGTATAGGCTGGAAGGCCCACCTGTTGATGTATGGTTAAATAGTATCTCTCCACCAATTGCCCCGTTTGTTGCAATTATAACGTGATAAAGCTCGTTTGCGGTAAATACAGAACTTATATTTGTCTGAGATGTCTTGTCTACACCATTAACATAAATAGCAGATATATTAGATTTAGTAATAGTTCCATTTGTAGCCCAAGAGTATCCTGCTGATACAAAATCTCCATTTGCCGTACTTGATAAAATAGAATTTGAGGTTAGCTCTGATAGGGTTAAAAAGAACTCTATGGTCCTAATTGATTCTGCGGTATTTATTTTAAATCCCGATCCTCCCGCCGTTGTTAATCCATTTAGCTTTTGTCTAGACAAAATAGGATATGCAACCCTTCCTAGAGTAATGTCTTTTGATGTAAATCCCGCTGTGCCTTCTATCGTATAAATATAATCAGGGTTACTTATTGAATAAAGAATTTGGTCTTTGTAGAAGCACAGTAGCAGGCTATATAATCTTGGGATAAATTTAGTTGTATCTGATGAGGTAAATGTTATCTCAAGATAAAGGGTTCTTTCAGAGCTAAATGATCCCAATCTAAATTGAGGAATTGCTCCTCCATTAACACATGCTTGCCATGTTGACCCATCTGTGGAAGTTCTTACAGAGACCCCATTGTCGCCGTTCCACTCTATCTTAGAGGAGTCTAAGTCGAATCCCGCAGGAATTCCTATAGCATCTACGACAACTACGCTCTTAGAGGCTGCAGAGGCCGTTTTCTTAATTTCTAAACATTTCTCTTCTGTGTTATAAACTAAATCTTCTGAGGCAAAAATTTCTAGGGGCTTTTTGGCGGGATAAGCAAAATTAAATTGCTTGCTTACGCTATCATCATATATTTCAAACAAGGTCCCGCCGCTTGGGTATGAAACCTGAAAAGGAGATGTTGTCCCAGAGTAGTTGAAGTGTTCTATAATTTTATCTAAGCCTAGGGCATACCTATATACTGCTGGGGCATCTACAATAAATGAATCTGCTGAATTTCCAGTTGGCCCTAATTTTAATGTAATTGTTTCATTAGTAAACTTATAATTATTTAAAGACTTGCTTACTGCAAATTTGCCATCTACGTATAAAGACATTTCTGAAATAGAGTATGTGGCTACAATATGATGAGATTGGCTTATATTAGGTAAAGTATAATCAAGTCTTTCCGCCTCAAGTTTAAATACTATGTTTCCCTTTTCATAAAAAATACCAACATTTTTTGTTGAGTCTGCAAATATAGTTGTCAATCCAGATGTTGTAATCTTAGGGTATATCCAAACTTCTAGGGAGAACTCATTATCTGATGAATTGCTATCTGCAAATCCGCCGTCGGCGGTAGATCCATAATAGTCTTTAGTTACGGGTAATGTAATATACTTAGTATTAGTTATAAGAGAGCCATTTGCTCCGCCTGAAACAAGTGGGATTAATCCAGTAGTTAGTCCGCCTGAATAAGTTCCGCTATTTCCACACCCAGAGACATCTGAAGCGATAGTACCTGAAGACTCATCCAATGGCCAAAAACCAATTGGGTAGTCATTAATTAACTTTAGATGATAGCTCATAATTCCATTATACTATATTTAAAGGCTTACTACTCAAGCCCTTCATTGCCTAGCTTTTAAACTACTTCTACCCCAGAAACCATAATGCTTACTCCGCCAGCAACATTTGCTGATGCCCAGATAGATTCTCCAGCGTTAACAATTAGCGTAGTCTCTGTTGATTTTGATGTGTTTTCTGCAAGAAGGACGTCGCCGAAGATTCTATTTGATAGACCTGGTGTTTGTCCACTTGGAACTAAATAAAGGCTAAAGGCAATTGGGCCATTAAATGTGTTGGCCGTAAATATGCTCTTAACAATAGCCTTGTTAGTAAATGATTTTAGATTTGAGTTTGTTGTGCTTAGAAGAACTGGCCCAATAAATCTTGATGGATTATATGCCATTTTATCTCCTAGCTAATTGCCCATTTAGAAATAAGATCTCTTTCGATTGAGATATATTCACCCACGGTAAGGGCTCTGTTGTAAATAAGTAATTCGCCAATCTTAAATGCTCCAAATGTTGCGGAGTATCTTCCTATTACTTGACCTGTCATACTTGTAAGCCCGCCTGAAGATGCACCGACTGCAACGTCAGTTCCATTTCTTCTAACTCTACGTGAGTTATCAGCATTGCTGTAAACAAGCGTGTAAACTTCTGGTGTTCCTGATAGCCCTACTGGAACAATAGCATTTTGATCATCGTTGCCAAAACCAAACTTAAATGTGTTTGAAGATACGTATCCAGCAATAAGATTATTTCTTGTTCCTGAGTTTGTTCCGCCAATTACATAGGTATTTGCATTTGCTGGCTTTGAGGCTACGTAGATTACTGTAAATGAGGATGATGATATCCATGACAGTGTTTGATCTGAGAATGGTAAAAAGTCATCTACGCCATCAAAGTTAATTGCTGGAAGTCCTGCTATACCTGTTGCTTGAAATGTTGGTTGTGCTGCTGCAGTTGCTTGAACGCAATGTCTAGCCAAACCAGACTTGTCATTCCATTGAGAAACTTTTCCAAGACCATCTCTTGTAATTGTAGATGGAAGAGCCGCATCTAGCCATAGCTGCAATCCAGACAAGCTAAATCTATTTCTTCTAAAAATAATGTTATTACTAAGCAATTGGGTCTTCCTCCATTATTTTTTCTAGCTCTACTAATGGTCTCTTAGGCCATGTAATTTCGGATACATCTTTGCTATTCTTTAAAGAAGAAATCTTCTTTCTGTACTCTTTCCATTCAGCAAGAGACTTCTTGTCCATATCTGGGTCTGTCTCTACCCATGCTGTAGACATTAGCTCAAAGCCAATATGTGCATTTACGTTATCTGCTTTTTCTTCGTCTGACATCTTCTGTACTTCTACTGAGTATACCTTGCCATCTTTAATAAATGGTTCACAAGGTACAATCTTTTCTTGGAAGTCATCGAACTCTGGTGTTGCTACTTCTAGCAACCCGTTTTCTTTTGCAAATTCCTTTTCATCTATTGATTGAGGAATAGATACATTAGGAAAGAGTTGGGATAGTGCGCCGACAGCGACTACTTTTTTGTCTTCTACTATGGCGTACATATTATCTCCTTTAAACGTTTAAATCAGCGAATGCGTATGCACCGAATATTGTTGTGCCACCGTCTCTTGTCATAAAGTTAAGAACGGTTGTATTTGTAGATAGAAGTGGTGCTACGTTAGAAGCTCCTCCACCATCCCACTTAATTGATGCTGGCCATGTAACTGTATAGCTACCACCAGTTTTAATTTCTAGTTGCCAGAATTGTGCTTTTGGCTCTGTTCCTGTTGCTGGAATATTGCTAAATGCTACTGTGCAGTTTCCGCCTGCAACCATCTTAAATACGTTTGCTAGTGCTACGTCGCATGTTGCAACTCCTGAAGCTGCAATTGTTCCAAGATCTAGCTGTGCTGATGGCACATTAAGATATGGACGTGCTTGTCCGTTAAGAGGTGCTTGAAGGTATGTGTATGTCCAAAGACCTGGGGTTACCTGTTGAGGTACGCTTGTTATTGGCATTTTTATTCCTCCTCTTGAGCACGTAGAGGTGGCAAAGACTCTGGTCTTGGTCCCTTAGTCTCAGATTCATCCTCATCCCATGCTTCTTGTGCTGCTGTTACTGAAGCAATTGCCTCATCATGCTCAATTACCATGATCTCACGATCTGTCTTTCCTGGATATTTATCCACAACTACTCCGTTGACTAGGCTAAATCTATGAATTAGATTTGTTTCAACAACTTCATGATCCCCATCTACGTCAATTGCGACAACATTTTGTGGTCCACAGAACTTTATTTTCATTTTTTTCTCCTTTTCCTTACGGGTTGTTCCAATGAGGCATACTTACAATATGCGGATATTGGGTTGTATTTGAATGTGTATCAAATTGATAGTGAGTTACTACGTTGTATGGCTGTAGGTCTCCGCCAAACGATAGCGGTGTTCCGTCAGTTCTTCTTAGATTTTTACCTGCTGATCCTGGATCTACAATATATAAATGTGGGCCCGCATCTTGTCCATTTTGAGCTGAGTAAATTGATATAAATTTATCTTCCTTAAATGGAACAATTGCTGTACCTTGAGATCCGTCTGTGTTTCTAAACCAGAACAGTTTTGTAGGGTCATAAGTATTAATTATATGACAGTTTATTCCGTTTGAGTAATAGTGATATACAGAATAAATTGCAAGCCATTCATTGTCCCATGTTATATTATGCTTTTGTCCATACCATGTTTCAGACTGATCGATGCCATAAGATGTTGTGTTAGCTAGGTTGATTTCAGTATCTGTAAAAGTTCCAATTCCTGAGCTACCCGCTGTTCCTTGAGAGGATGGGTTCCAGTATCCGTATCTTTGTGCGTAACCGTCGTGGTTAAATCTTCCAAATCCGACTAATCCACTGTCTCCCATTACAAGCTTCATGTGGTAAGAAGGCTCGGCTCTTGTAGATCCTGCCTGTGCCCATGTGAAATCATAAAATGCGTAATTCTTTGCTGTGCTTAGATGATTGCCTGCTGTAGGACCTGCAGCTTTTGCCTCTGATAGGAACTTGTGAAGTGTTCCAGGCTTGTGTCCAAAACCATTTAAACTAACTGATGTGTTTCTCCAGACGTGTAAACGAATTGCATTTGCGGTAGTTGATTCTGCAACTGCAAGCATATTAGTTCTATCGTTGTAAGATGACATTCCCATGTTTGAACGGCCAGCCCATGTTGCATAGGTTGCTGAGTTTAAATCAACTCTGTCAATATATCCGTTGGCCATGCCTCTAAATCTAACTTGAAATTCTGAGCTATTTGAATAATGACTTACACGCTGTCTTACTCCCTTAACTCCAATAATTGTTCCACATCTATTTAAGTACTGATTTTGATTATCTGCTCTATTAAACCAGTTACCAGCAAATCCACCGTGCAGGCATGGTCTGTAAATTAAATGTCCGTCTGCTGACTGGTTACATGTTGCTCCGCCAAAATATGTAGTTACAGTGCTTGTACCGTGATTGCCGTTTGTATATGAGTATCCTCTGAAGTCTTCATACCAGTTAGGCATGTTATCTAGAGATGGGTTCTGATAGCTACCAAACCATCCTGGCATAGCATTTGAACCAATTGATTGATAGTCGGAGTTAATAATATTAAAACCAGCCTTTGTATCATTGTTCTGGTTTGTCCAAATAGCAAATGTTGGGAATGGAGAAACTTCTGTATTGTTTCTTGATATAACAGGTGATGCTTCTTTATTTCCAATTATTGCAATCTGTGAAGCAATAGTTGTTGAGGTTGCTGTTACAGCAACGTTATTTGCATTTGCAATTGGAGTAATAATTGCAGCTATTGCTGCTTCAAGACCTGGATGAATTATCTGCGAAGTGGTTGTTGCTGTTGTATTTGTTGTCATTTTTTCTCCTTAGACCGTTGTCCAGTGTGGCATTACCGTAATGTGTGGATACTGTGTTGTATTAGACATTGTATCAAATATGTAGTGCATTGTTGAGTTAAAGGGTTGAAGATCTCCACCATTGGCAACAACTGAGTTATCAGCTCTTCTACCATTTTCAAATGCTCCTTGTGGGTTTGCAATATAAAGATGTGGGCCAGGGCTGTCTCCATTTTGTGCTGAGTAGCACATTATAAATGAGCTTTCTCCAAACGGTACAGGAGAGACTCCATTAGCACCATCGGTATTTCTCCAGTGGTAATACTTTGTTGGGTCTGCTGTATTAATGCAATGTAAATTAATTCCGCCGTGGTAGTAGTAGTATGGGGCATATGCTATTAACCATTGATTATCCCATGAAATGTTTGTTCTAATTCCTGCGCCATCTCTTTGATCAATTCCATAAGAGGTGGTGTTTGCTAAGTTTGATCCGCTATCTGTAAATGCTCCAGTTCCTGAAACTCCTGGAGTTCCTGGGTTTGTTGGAATATACCATCCATATTGCTGAGCATTTCCTTGCTGAGAGTTTCTTGAAAAACCAATTGTTCCATTATCACCCATTGTAAGTCTCATTACATAAGAAGGCTCTGCTTGTGTTGAACCAGCAGATGACCAAGTAAAATCATAAAATGAATAGCTTGCTGTTGTTCCAGAAGGTCCTGCCGCTTTTGCTTCTAATAGGAATAGGTTTAAGTCTCCTGCAGCATAATTCCATGAGTTTAAACTTCTGCCTAGATTTGTGTTCTTCCAAACGTGCAATCTAATTTGATTTGCTGTGTTTGATTCTGCAACTGCTAAGGTTTTTGTTCTATCATTGTAAGAAGACATTCCACGGTTTGTACGTCCCGCCCAAGTTGCGTAGGCAGCATTGTTAAGGTTTACTTGATCAATATAACCATGTACTTGACCTCTTAATCTTATTTGAAAAGTTGAGTCGTTACTGTAGTGATTTAAACGCTCTCTAACTCCACGAACACCAATAATTGTTCCGCTTCTTGAAGTAAACTGACCCCACTGGTCTTGTCTATTCATTTGAGTATTTCCATAATTGCCAAAGACCTGTAAGCTATATAGCATGTTGCCTTCATGGCCGTTCATGTTTGTTCCGCCACCTGAATGTGTGCTCCAGTTATTAGTGGTTGGGTTACCGTTAGTGTATGTTTGGCCTCTAAAGTCTTCATACCAGTTGTTCATTCCGTTTAGATCAACATCTGTCCATCCGCCTTGACGGTTGTTTAATCTGCTTGTAGCAACAACTTGAAAATCTGAATTGATTACTGAATATCCAGCTTTTCTAGAGTTGTCTTGATTTGTCCAAATACCAAATAGAGGGTAAGGAGAAACTTCTGAGTTATCTCTTGAAGTAGCAGGGTTTGCAAGTTTTCCAACTAAGTTTGAGAACTGTGCTGGAATTGCACTTTGTAGAGTTGCAATGGCAGCAGATGTTGTGTAGGCAATTGGTGCTACCGTATTGCTGATATTTGTTTCAAATCCAGGAATATAGACCTGAGTTGTAGTGGTATTTACTGCCATTGTAGTTCTCCCTTAAATAATAATATTATACTTGTGTAATTTTTACGCCAGAGATAAATACTGAGATAGCATCTGCAGCATTCGCACTGATTTGAATATTTTCTGCTGTGTTAAGAACTTGCTTAACATCAAGAACAACGATAGCACGAGGTGGGATATCTAGGCTCTTTACAAAGAACTTTCCTGCCATTCTCATTGTTACTGTTCTAGTAGCATCTGTTAGGTTATCAAATGTGATAGATGTAATAACATCGATCTGTGCTGCTGGTGTTGTGTATACTGATGTTTCTGATGCAGGTAGTGTATCTGCATAAAATCTGCTTGGTAAGCTTACTGTTGCCATATTAAATTACTCCCATGTTTGTATAAATTGTGTAGTTATCTATCGAAGATTGGATGGTAGCAACGTTTGCTGCTCCAGCCGAATTAACTGCAACGATCTGTGTAGACCCTGCTGTGTTAACTGTTGCAACAGCTCCAGAAGAAGCTGTCTGAATTTCTGTCACCTTCGATGATGTAGCAGAAACAATATCATTTACTCCTAGGAGGTTGCCCATTGACTCTAGAGCCTTTGCTAGAAAGACTAGGTCCTGAGAATTTAGAGTTGAACTCGACAGGGCTGTTACCTTTGTCTTAAAAAGATCAACTTGTGATGATAAACTTGAATAATCTGGCATTTTGTTCTCCTATGTATGAATTATAGCATAACTGTTTTTATTGTTTAGTACCCCGCCTTGCCTATAACACTCTTAATTATACCCCACCAACCTTCTTTAGGCCAGTGGGGTACAGCAATTATTTTAGAGAATTCCTCCATAGTATAAGGTTATGCCCATCAAGACCACTGGGATCACCAAAGCAAAAATTGCCTTATAGTAATCTTTGAGAGGGGTTCTAAAGTAGCTCTTACCTACAACTAAACACTTGTGTGCTGGAGACAACATATATCCTGCGTAGTCAACTGCAAAGAATAGCGGCAAAGTTTCTATGCCAAATACTCCTACTGAGAGGACGACAAATCCAGCAAACTTGCTAGAACTTCCCAAGGCAAAACTTGCCAAGAATCCAGCAAAGGCAACTAGGATCAATAAATTATTTTTGTGTGCGCCTTCTATCCATGCATTTATGGTGTCAAAATTAGCCTTGACAATATTGCTCAAGATAATGACAATGCCAGTAAAAAGAAGAACTCTAGCGTAGTCAATCAACTGCTTACGGTCACGCTTTGCGTCTGCTTCAATTTGAGCAGGCTGCTTATCCTTTTTCTTCAAAGCCTTTTCTGGAATATTAATTTCAATATCATCTTCTTTTAGAATTCTAAATATATAGAATAAAATAACAATGACGGCTGTAGCAAGCAATGGCCAAACTCTACCCATTAGCTCCCAATAACTAATACTTAGTGCCGCCATTGGAAGAAGAACTGTTGCTTCTAGCGGAGACCAAAAATAAAAATGATGCGTGGAAAGGTAATCGATGATTCCATAATTTTTACGCTTCTTTTGATCTTCTGGGGCAATTGTATCTAGGGCTCCAGCCGAGATGGCAACACGCCCTGAAATGGGCAGAACTCCAGAGAACATTGATATTAGAGCAACTACTGCTCTCTTAGACTTAACTGTTCTAGAGATCCAGCTATAAAATGGCAAAAAGACTTGAGTCTTTTTTGCGGCAAATGACAGCCCCATTACCGAAGCCAGTAATATCAAGAACTGTTGATTGTTTGTAATTAAACTACTTGTTATTTCCATTGCTTTCCACCACTGCTATGTAAAGTCCGTTCCACCAATCGGATTCGGATTCTAATGAATTTAATACTTTCTTACTATACAATATTTTTAATCCTGATTCAAGTATCCCCTTGTGGGCACCTTTTACAACATCCGTCCAGTTTGCGTCATCGAATATTAAAATAGACTGTCTGGCAAAAGTTGCGGAATAATACTTTACTGCATTTTTTGTAGACTCAAAATCGTGTGGTCCATCATAAAAGAAAAGATCAATATCCGATATGGGCTTTAGGTTAACCTTAAACATATCTGAATTAGATATAAATACTTTATTATTACCTCTGTATGGATTAATGTTTTTCTTAAACTCTTCTAGGGAATTGGTGTCTGGTGTTTCCCACCCTTCTCTTACGGCCTGTGGAGCCTCCTGCCAGGTGTCTACAAAGTATGCCTGCAAGTTATTACCACTCAATGCTGCAGCGGCTGTAGCACCCTGATAAGAACCAATTTCGAGGTATTTAGAAGAAGACTTAGCCAAACCATTTATCAATGACTGAACTCTAGTCGATGTTAAACCTGGTATATTAATTTCAATTGGGTTATTTACAGAATCAACTAATTGCTGTGCAACAATGGCGACCTTTGGACTAATATGATTGCCATATTTTGCAGCCATTATTTTGTCACAATAACCACAATCCCAGCAATCAAATTTACAATTTTTGATCTTATTACGCCAGATGGCAATAGGCTTGTCAACCATATTAGTCTCTTCAATAAAATCATTAAAGCTATCAAATAAAATTTCTTCATTATTTGCATACCTCTTAATTATTTCCATGGTTTCTTTTAGCCTTGTATGAGACTCTCTTCCGTGCATCTTTATAACATCAATGCCTAGGTCGTCTATAAACTCCTGCCAGTCTTCACGCCATGGTGGAAAATTGGCTGTCTTTAAAGATACGGCAAAATCTTCGTGATCCCATTTAGGACAAGACACTCTGCTTATTGGGTCATTAAAATATTGAGGTCCGTCTGTTCTAGTATTATTAAACTGATAATGCTCATCCATCATTACGCATCCGCCGTAGCACCCTTCATTGGCAAGCAAGGATATCTTAACGCCGAACTGAGATTTAGCTTTTTTAAAACGCTTTAGCTTCTCGTGATCACGCATTAAATCTCTATCAAGATTAATATAATCAAATCCAGCTTTTGCAAGGTGCTCTATGTCCCTTGGCTCTGACACATTTCTGAGAATGGTATTTTTTACAAATAGATCTGGAAATGCCTTTTTTATTTGTCCTGTTGCCATCCAGTGTGTATGAGGTATTGTTGCTGACTTAATACCCGAATCGTATACGGGTCTAAAGTTTTCTATAAACAAATCTAAATTCTGTTGAGAGGGTCTAACTTGTATATTATTAAAAACGGCAGAAGCGGTTACCCCAGTCTCGTTTTGAATATGTAGGGCCAGGCCTATAAGATAATTATGGTCTTCTTCTCCGCCGTTAAATACATCACCCATGGCGTCTTGGTCAAAAGGAGATACCCTACAGGTAAAATAAAAGTCATATATAAATGACTTATATTCTTTTAGAAAAGAAATAAACTCATTTAGCTGATTTTCAGTTAGCTTGGGGTTTAGTGGTACGCTAAACATTTATCCTACAAATCTATTTTTGATAAAGTATCCGCATCATAATGAACGCCAAAATGATTATTTAATAGTATACCAGCTTCTACCCAATCTTGGCAAGAGATGATCTTTTGATAGATTTCATTCTTTTTATTTAAATGAAACTTTTCACATTTATAGTCGTCCTGCTTTAAAAACTCTGGTGTAGATTTTAATAACAAAAGTTTATTTGAATAGTATTTTTCTAGCATGAATATCATTGCAGCTTTTTGAAAAAGACAGGCGTTTTTCTTATCTTCTTCTGTCAAGACATATTTAAACTTTTCCCCTACTTGCTCAAAAGGGCCTTCTCCTAGCTGAGCCTTGTGCAAAGTGTTATCTCTAAGCTTTATATAGCCTTTGTACTTCCCAACAAATTGGTATGCCAGCGCAACCTCTTTTGGAACAACAACTAAATTAGGTAGCTTTAGATAAAGCATTTGCTTTTCATCAACCGACCCAATCAGTAGATTACTCCATTCTCCTATATGCTGAATATAGTTATTACGATCCGTCTTATCTTCTGGATCAAATAAAAAATATATCATTGAATTTCTTCCCAGAGTCCATTCTCTGAATCGGCAAGCTCTAATCTTTTTCTTGTCTCTATTTGCAATGCATCTAGGTGTTTATTTGTTTCTATAGCTTTAACAACTGCAGTTTCAAGAGCTATTTCTCTAACTTCTTTTGGCAATTGATCAATGGCCTCCATGTTTCCGCCATTAACTCTTCCATAAAACATTAAGTCGTAAGCTGCTTGCGCTCCTAGTCTAATTCCCCAAAGCTCTGCCTCAAGCCTTTCTTCTTCATCATGATCTCCAATTATATCCATAATCAGTCTACCGTCAGAAAGTCTACCCTCATCAGAAGAGTTAAATTTATCTATTAGCATCATATACTTATCTCGTTCTTCGTATACTAAGCTGACACTATTTTTTTGATTTAACAGAACTCTTTCTTTTTCTTTAATATTAAGCTCATGAATTTTAATTTCTGTAGGAGAAGTAGAAGTGCTAATTCTTTCTTTTTCTAAATCAATTTCTAGTCTAGTTCTTTCTATTTTAAGCTCTTGCTCTACAATCGTATTCTCTCTTGCTCCTAGCTCAAGCAAAAGCTGTCTAAGTTTTCCAAATGGAGTAAATTGCGCTCCACCAACAAAATTATCTATTTTAAATACTGGCACCCCCCAATGTCTATTTGTAGCATAAAGAAGAATATCTTTTTGTGATTTTGTATAGCCAGAAACATCCGACGTTATATCGTTTATATATCTCATTTTATTACCTATCTATTAAGAACGTTGTGCTGAGTAGCCAGAACTTCTTCCTGGAACTCCCTTAGACTGCATTGATCCTCCGCCTTCAAAGCCAGAATCTGTAGCGTAGTTAAATCTCCAAGATCTGTTATTTTGCTCTCCGTTATAGTTTCCAAGCATGTATTGCCATGCTTGTCCCATATCAAAATTTTCTTCACCACAATTTGTAATTGGCTTTCCAACTAATCCTATATTTGTTTCAGTAGCAACGCTAAATCTTCTTAAGTTGTTTCCACCTGCATAGTTACCCTCATTACCTGCGTATAGAGTAGTTAACTTTGAAGAAATTCCTTTTTGTTGTCCGTGAACGCCATTGCAAGGTGATGCAGCTTGAGTTTCTGTTGCAAAAGTTAATTTAACACCATTATCATCTCCATAGTGAAAACCTTTTGTTTCATGATAAAAAGATGACATTGTTTGAGTGTTGGATCCAAAGCTTTTGCCAAGTGAACTCATCCAAGACTGTGTTGTGAAATTAAACTTCATAATTGCTGCTACACCTACTTCGCCTGGTGCACCATATGCGTACAGTTGCTCTTGATGCATAATTGTTCCTGAATTTCCTACTGCATATGGGGCGGAAGGACCAACAATTGATGTGTTTGTTCTCATATTGTAACGATTGGTTTGCGAGCTTGATCCTCCAACTTGATTATTGGCTTTAAGAAGATAGGCAAATGTATCATCACACATTCCACCAGGATATCCACTAGAGTTATTTAGCGGACCACCCAAATCAACTGTTGTATCAGTTGAGTGTGTTACTTCGTTAACGCTTGTCCATGGCGAACTGTTTCTATATCCAGCAAGCACGTAACCCTTTGTAATAACCTGTCTCAAAAGAAATGCTACGGGCCCACCTGAACCAGACATATATCTATTTTGCGGAAATGGCATTTAAACCTCCACAGTATATTTTAGTTTGACTGAAGCAATTCCTAATGTGGGCCATGTGATATTAAATGGGTTTGTTTGTTCTGTAATATCTCTTAAAGATTGTCTATATGCAATAATCTTTTCTTGATCTGAATCTGAAAAAGAAGAAAATACATCTGGCATAACTAAGTAGTCTGTTGCGGTAATAGTGTTATCTCTATGATATTTTACTAGATTCCACTGATTTGCTATTACTTCTGCTTTTTCTTCATTTGATAAATCAATAAGCACATATGAGCCTTTAACTTTTTTGCCAGTAAGGGCTCTTTCAAAAGAAACTTTCTTTTTAGTTGGATCGAATGATGGGGTTTCTGTTTCATCTTCACATATATACCAATTATCAAAGCCTTCAAGGTGTGATTCTAAAATTGGTGAAGGGAAATGTGTTGAAGGATACATCTCTCTTAGCTGTTGTTCATTTACAATTTGAGTAATATGCTTATCAATAACTTGTGCGTACATTATCGTGAGTCCTTCATTGATATTGATCCTCGCCAGTTTGTTCCATTATCGTATGTAATAAATGTTATAACATCGATTCCTCCAGAAGTGAGGGCTGGGGCTGTAGCTCCTGGATATTTTGCATTTGCAAATGTTATTGTGTATGCTCCTCCGCCAGTTAATTGTAGAGAGAAAGAAACAACTCCAGTTGTCGGGGTATTGACAATAGTAAATGTTGTTGCTGCTGTTACTGTGCAAGTAAAGTCATTTGATAGGGCTAGGTCTAGATTGACTGCGCCTGAGCGAGAGCCAAGGTCTAGCCTTCCAGTCTTATATGTATTAAGAGATCCTACTTGGTCTCCGATAACATCGCTTAGTAGTGCCATTACATTACTCTCCATCCTTGAGCTGTATTTGAAAATACTAGAGTTGCAGCTTTGCTTTTTACGTTAAAGACTAGGTCTTCAGCTACACCTGCTATTAGGCTTCCGTTTCTTGCAATTGTAAAGTTTGTTGTCTGTGAAGTTCCTGCTGAATCTACAACAATAACTGTATCTCCAATTGAAGGAGCTGCTGGCAATGTAACAACAAGACCTGCTGCTGGTGTTACAAGAAGTCTATCTCCTCTAACTGCTGTATATGAAGAAGTTATATTTACCCAAGTATTTGGGATCTTTCCAGCAACTAGGGAAGATAATCCTGTAACCGTTGAAGCAAGAGCGGAAATTTCTCCCCCAGCTGTGCTTACATAGTTTTCAGTTGCATATATTCTTGTCTCGTGATCAGCAATATCGGCTTCAGCGTCAGTAATTCTTTGTCCGTTAACTGAGCTGTTAATTGATGTAATAGCTGCATCTCTTGCCGCATTAATAGCAGCGATTCTTTCGGTTGTAATTGAAAGAATATCGTTAACGCCCATAGATTTTGCTAATGTATCAAGTGCTGAGGCCAGCAAAACTAGGTCGTTTGCGTCTAAAGTTGTGGATGCAAGAGCGCTTACCTTTGTCTTAAATAGTTCAACCTGAGTTTGCAGTGTTGTATAATCTGGCATTTTGTCTCCTAAGCCTGAGCTTCAGTCCAGGAAATTCTAGCAAGAATGTTTGCAGCCCCTGAACCAAGATTTGTTGCTGTAATTGTTAAGATATCTGGTCCATTAGGGAATGATGGGTTTGTCTGAGACCCATTTCCGTTTAGAATTGAGTTTGAAAGGTCTCTAACTTTCTTAGCATCAAATGTAGTAACGGAGAAGTTAGTACCACCTGCGTTTTCTGTGTAGAAAGCAAAGATACGATCTCCACCAGTAACGGTATTTGTAGGAGATGTAACTGGTGCTCCAGTACCTCTAACTCCTGTACCGTCGTGGTAAATTACCTGTGCGAGAGAACCAGAACCAACTCTTACTGCTTCCCATTCTGTAGGGATTGCAATACCGTTCATAGTTGCTGGATTTAGAATTCCTTCAATCAAGAATTGTCCCTGTGAAAGAACTCCAACTGAGTCAAGCTTCATCTGCATACGGTTTGCTAGTTCACGCAATCCAAAGTTTCTGCCTAGACCATTGTCTGCAGAAGGAGCCACTCTAATTGAAACGAGTGGACGAGGGGTTGGTGTGCTTCCGAATGTCTGTACTGCGGTACCGTTAGGGTTAATTGCAGAAATTGCTTCATCTGCACCCGCTAAAGCAAAACTAAATGATGTTGGGGCAACCGAAGTAATTGCGAATGTACCGTTGTATCGGCTTGATCCTGTAACTCTTGCTGAGCTAGGAACTGACTGGAATCCTATATTTGCATTAACTTTGCTAAATGAGAAAGTTGTAGGGCTTGGAACAAGTGAAATTGTATATGTTCCGTTAAATACGGAATCCATACCAGTAATTGTTACCTGCTGACCTACTGAATAAAGATGCGCTGTACCAGTTGTTAGGGTTGCTATGTTGTTGGTAAGCTGTCTAAATGTAGGAGTATAGATATCATTTACTCCAGATATAGTTACGTTTGTACCAGATGCAAGTGTGTGAGTACCTGATGTTGTCATTGTTGCAACACCTGATAGCGCCTGACGATTTGTTAGCGTAGCTGAAATTGTTCCAGATCCACCAACCTGCAAGTATTTCTGCATACCAGCGGTAAAGATAAATGACTTATCATCATTAAATCCACCATCCATAATTACGGATGATCCCCAGTGTGACATAACTGGTGCACAGTTTTGAGAAATTGTTTGTACTGAAACTTGTGCTGTACCAGATCCGCCAGGAATTGTTGAGTCTGGAACAAAGTTTGATTGGATAGATGTTCCAAATAGATTCATTGGAACTCCTCCGTAAACTAGAGGTTGTGCGACTCTTCTTACAATATTAACTGCATGTGCTTGAATTGTTGGATTATATGCACCAATTGATGTATATTCGCAAATCTCAAAATTAGCTCCATCTGCAATTCTTAGGAATCCTGTTGATGGCCAGAAACTTACGTCATTGACGTAAATTACTGTGTCTTGAGGAAATAGTGTAGATCCGCTTAGCCCTGATCCCCCTGCAATTAATTTTGCAGAGTTTAGAGGCTCATTAATTGTTTCATATCTTGCAGGAAGGTTTCCTGATCTCATATATGAAGCGGTATTAATATTATTCATTACCATCTTGTGACACCAAATAACGTTACCGTCTGTGCCTCTTAGTCCAAATCTAATTGAGCCTGCTCCATACCAAGAGTAATCGATGAATGTCATCTGCATCTTTGCTATATCGAGGTTATATCCTGTTGGACCATTGCCGTCTACGGTGTCAATGTTCCATTGTGATTGTGGAATCTTTTGAATCTGTGTCTTAAGATAAGGAGAACCATTAACACTTGGTCCTCTGTATGCTGGGGCAATGTTTAAAGAAGTATCATTGTTAATCTGAATAACTCTATAAGACTGTCCTCTAACTACAATTAGGTCTCCAACAAGTAGTTGCTTTCTAAATCTAGTGTCTACTCCTGTTACTACATTTGAAAATTGTGTTACTGAGATCTTTCCAAATAGTTCTTTGTTTGAAAATCTTCTTACTGCATACAATGTCCGTCCATCATATTCAAAATAGAATCCATTTTGATCATCATATAGTCCAGCTCTTGTTGCTGAGCCTTTCCACTGATATGCTGTTACGAATGAATTAACTCCACCTGGCAATTGATCAATTGCGCTAATTGCAGAAGTAAATGTCTTTTGTACAATAATTGTGTTTGAATCTGTTACTGAGCTAATGGTGAATAGGCCATTGAATGGGTTATATGCTCCCACTGTTTCAATTCCCTCAATCTTAATTGTTGCGCCAGCCTGTAGGTTGTGATCTTGCAAAACACGAATTGTGATTGCATTTGATCCAATTGCTGTGCTTGATGCTGCAATGTAAGAAATGTCAAATGAAGGGGTAAACTTTGTTCCTGTTGAAAACGTAATTGACTTACCTGACTGATATCTAAAATATCTACGTGTTTGTCTAAGTGTCTGTGTTCCACATACGTTATTTCCAGTTGTGAGAATAACTCCACCATCGAATGGTCTGTGCTCTACGTAGCCCTCTGGCTTGCAGAATAGGCCAATTCCTACGGTGTTTATTGCACCTACGGGAATTAGTGACTGTGTCATAAATGAGAATGAATTTGGAGTTGTAACTCTGTCAATCAAGAAGCTTCCATTGATTGAGCTTCCTGATGGAGCTGAAATCAAAATTGGCGTTCCTGGATAAAGTCCGTGTGGATTTGTAGTAACAACATCGATTCTTGAAAGAGCTGCACCGTCTGATGTTGCTGCCCAAGAATTCAGGGCTCCAGTGTTTCCGCCTGGAATATGTGCATTGTCAAAGATTCCTCCACCGTAAAGTGTTGTTAAGGTTCCATCTAGAACGCTGGTCAAGTTTGGAACATTGCCCTTGGCAATAAATGAAAATGATGTTGAGTCAATAATGGTAATAAGAAAAGTACCGTCTGTAAGTGGGCTGAGTGACTCATTAACGCTTACCACGTCTCCGTTATTTAATCCGTGTGGAGTTGTTGTTGTTACAACGATTCTAGATCTTGGTGTTCCGCCTGATGAGATAAGAGAAACCACATCTAGGGAGTTTCCTCCTGTATTTCTTGAAAAGAATGTTGGGTAGTTGTTTTGAAGAGAAAGAGATTCCCATTTAGAACCCTGCACACCGTACTCAAAGTCAGTATCAATCAAAGACTCTGGATCAGATATTTTTAGCTTTCCTACTGCATCTAAGAGGTCTGATGAAGGCATGAATGTCTCAACTGGCTCGTCAACCATAATTTGAAGCTTATCTGTTGACTGCATTGAGGCTGTGTTGTACTCAAGAACTAAAATTGTGTGAACATCATTTAGACTGTCGGTTAGTGTATGGCTTACTAGACCGATTGATGGGTCTGAAAAATTGTAGATGATTTTATTTTGGGTGACGTTTGTGATCAAAAGAAGATTTTGTCTTAGTACAAATCTTGGAATTGTAATCGTGGATGTTGCGGGGGAAAATATAATCCCTTGATCGTTAATTGCTCTTCTTGCCATATTAGTTAGTCTCCCTTAGAAAATAAAACTTGTTGCCATAATTGTACCATTTATCTGTGCCAAAGATGATGTTAGTGCATATTTTGGATAATAAATACCTAGATTAAGTAATGAATCTAATTCATAGGCTGAAACTCTTTTTTCAATATCTGCCACAACTACATCTCCAATTGGACCTGTCGGACCAACGGGTCCCTGGACTCCTGCTGGACCTTGAATACCTTGTGGGCCTCTTACGTTACCTTGTAAAACCCAAGTTGTTGTTGATGCGCTATAAACATAATACTCTCCAGTATTTAAATTTATAAAGTTATCGCCTTCAATTAAATTTGTTAGCCCTGCATTTTGTGGAACTGATTGAGCTGTATATGTCTTTGTTCCTCTTGTACCTGGAACACCTGCTGGGCCCGTAACTGATGCGCCCCGTGGAATTGAAAAGTTGAAAACAGCATTTGTTGCTGTGCCTGAATTTGTAACTGTTGCATTTGTACCTGCGGCAGTAGATGTTACTGTTCCTACAGATACGGCTGCTGCAGTTCCTGCTGGGCCTTGAGGGCCAGTAGCTCCCGTTGGGCCAGGTCGTGATCCTGCAACGACTACCCACTCAGTTCCGTTATAGCGTTTTAATGACATATTTGATTACCTCTCCACTATTATACAACATATCTTTTATTAAACCCCAGCCCAAATCAGCGTTTCCGCATCAAAGGTTGGGAATATTTTTATCCATTGTCCTGCTGCTGCTACATATAAAGAAGCCTCTGAAGATATGTATGCTATCATTCCGCCGTGCAAAGATGCTGCTGGAAGGCTAGCAAAATTTGTTATTTGTGCAGCATTATTTTTAAACAAATCAGAGTAAGTTATTTCTCCTTCTTCTGTTGTTAAGTCTAGCCAAAATTCTGTTTGTGCTGGATTAGGTGGAGTTGTTGAAGACAAAATTGATTGACCGCTTGTATCGTCAAGATCTACCCAAAAATCCCCTTCAATTGCAGTATACGTAGGTGGCTCTTCATCTGAATAAATTAAAGGAAGTTCTGGCTCATCTGTATCGATCCACAGGGTGTCCATTCCATAAGTTCCTTCGGCTGGAGGATTTGGTCCAGCAAATACAAATTCGGTAGAGCCTGCATCATCGTCAACATCTATCCAAAGATCTCCTGTTGATGTTGCACCTGCTGGTGGTGATATTAAACCAACAAAGAATGTGCTTGGGGGCAAAGATGTATCTGTTGGAATTAACTCTAGCCCGCCTCCGCCTCCGCCCGAGCCTTGAATATCTTGCCAAAGTAGTCCGTCCCAGACCTTTAGTTTGTCTAGTGGCTTATTGTAATAGATTTGTCCGTGTACTGGAGTTAGTGGAGCGGCATCAAGTCCAATAATAATTCCGTTATTAAAAGTATTTTTAGATGTCCATGTGTTTGTTGTAGATAAAGATAAATTTGTTGTTACATTTTCCCAAGCAGCATTTAAAGCATTCCATACCTTTAGGGCACCTATTGTTCCGCTTCTTGCTTCATCTGTATCAAACCAGAACTGACCATCTATTGGAGAAGCGGGTGCATTAGAAGACATCTTTGCAGTAGAAGGAGGAATATAGGCCTCTAGAATCATTTTATTAGATTCGTCATCATAGGTTACAGAAATATTAGGATTTGTTCCATGAGTAAACAATGGTCCGATTGCATCTTGAACCTGTTCTTGGGTTAATTGAGCTACTGCTACAAAGTTAATCTTTCCTGTAACATCATCATATGTTGCCGTTAAATTTGTATGGTTTCCTGATGTTATAAGGCCTGCTGCTACATCTTGGATCTTTTCGTCTATATCTAACTGAGATAGGGGAACTTTTCCGCTTCCGTCAAGTTGTGCAATTCCATCTGCTTGACCTACTTCAGATACAGGAACATATTTAGTGTCGCTTGTATTCCCTAGAGCAGATATCGCTGCATCTGTATAAGACTTAGATGATGCTAGAGCTGTTGCAATAGCAGTTGTTATGGTTGTTGAAAAATTAGGGTCGTCATTTATTGCTGCCGCTATTTCATTTAGGGTATCTAATAGTGCTGGAGAGGTATCAACTAAATTTGAAATTGCTTGATTTACGTATGCTTGGCTTGCTATTGTATTTGTATTTACAGATAAGGTTATTGTTTTTGCTACGCTATCGTAGACCTTGTCTATTCCGCTTGTAGCAACAATTGCCGTTGCAATTGCAGATATTGCCTCTTCGTTATCGTATGTAGCTGTTAAGTTTATTTTTCTGGCTACGTCGTCATAAGCAACGGTTATATTTGTATGTGTTCCAGTAGTTAGTAGGTCTCCAACTAGGTCCTCTACTTCTTCAGTATCAAGAATGTTGGTTTCTAGGGTTCGAACTTTAAAGTCTAAGGAGTTGGGGTTTGTATCGTTGGTTTTTCCAACTTTTGTCTCGAGGGCCTCAATAGCATCATTTGCGTCTGCATGCTGTTTAGCATGTGGGACAGCTAAAACCGAGTCAGTCGGCTGTGGGTTAACTAGAACGTCTAGGTCTGCTGGAAAATTTGTTGCCATATGGTTGCACCTCTTTCCTTATTATACCCTAAATGCTTTTTTACCTATCTATAGAACTTTAGAGACTTGCCCCTGGTATCTGCCATGCTCTTTATGGTTTCTGTCGTTATATGAAAACATTGTTACCGCAGCATACTTTATACCAGACTTTACTGGAAGAGCGGCGTGTGCAAAAAGATAGCTAGACGGAAACAGCACAATGTCTCCGTATTGAGGAACATAGGTATAATCAAGGTGAGGGAAGTATAATTCTCCGCCCTCATAGTCGCTATTTAAATACATAACAGTAGATACGTCGCATGAATAGCTTGGACCGCTGTCTGGGTGTGTTTTAAAATGCTGACCTTCTCCATAACGAACAAAGTTTATTGCTTCCATATAGTGTAATGCATTTGTATTGTAGGCCTGCATATAATCCCTTAAACACTCTTGAAGATTTTCTGTTATTTGATCATGAACCGATATTATTTCGTCAGACAGTTCATTTCCTGGCCTTAAAGATTCCCTTTTAATTTTAAAATCGACACAATCTCTGTAATCTAATTTTTGTACGTGGTCTCCAACTGTAGCAACCGACCATTTAAACATTGAGCTTTTACCTGAACTCAAGACCTTTTCTAGCCTTGCTGGAATGTTCATTGCTTCTGGCAAAGCGTTTCTGTATATCTTTATTCCAATTGCGGGTGTGTCGATTATCATAATTTCTCCTTTTATTTTAGACTAAGGGTATCCACTTTTGTGAATACTGATTTTTTATTTCTGATAGCGGGCTTACGTAAAACACTATAGATTTAAATTTATTAGAATAAACAATTTTATTGCCCGCCTCTGAAATAATAATTTCTCCAGGCTCTATCTCAAATTCTTCTTCATTAATTAATAATTTTGTTTTTTCTGAGTCTAGGGAAATTATTCCAAACATTGAAGGTCTTGATGTCCCACCAGCATCATACCATAAAGAAGGATCCTGGTCTTCAATTAATGAAGAGTAAATAAAATATTTATTTTTTAAGTAGCTAAGCTGATACTTTTCACATGCATTTTTTACTAATAGATATACTTTTTGAAAAAGAAAATACATTTGTTCGTCATGCATAAAAAATGGATTGTAATTATTTTTATCGTATACTTTAACATCTTTTCCATTAGAATGTGGAAAATCATAGATTTTTTCAGACTTATCTAATTCATTTATTATTTTTTCATATAGGCCTAGTGTGTCAAACTTATCTTTAACTGAAATTGTTTTTCTTTTTTCTCTGTATATAACGTTTTCGTTTTTATTTTGACTTTCTATATTAATCATTTTTAACCTCTACGTAAGAAACTCCAACAATCATTTCTCCAGAGGAAACTTCAGAAATCTTATATTTGTATTCTTCTGAAGATGGAAAAATTATTAAATTACCTTTTGATAGGGGTATAGAAATATCTTTGTTTAAGAATGTAAGACTAGATCCAGTGTGGTTGCTATTTACCACATAAATAATTGATATAGTATCTATTAGTCCTGGGTTTAAAAACTCTTGTAGGTATGATGTTTCTGGAATTATTTTTAAAAAAACATTCTCTATTGGATAAACAAATTCAAGGGACCTATCATGAAGATAAGAATTTATTTCAGAAATATAGCTAATATATAACCTTCTATTTTCTAAATTTAAATTTTTAAAGTTTGTTGTCTTAATGACACCCTCTTTAAAACCATTGACTCTTTCTATCCATGCAATCTCTTCAAAGTTTGAAAGCATAACTTGAAGATCTGTGTCTCTTATGTATGAAAAACTGTATACACTTATATCCTGCTCTGAAAATATTTTATTAACCATTGCTTCCTCCTGGTCTGTGACCATGCCAGACATCTGGATAAGCTGGATCTCTGGGTGGATCAATATCAAACACTGATATTGATGATCTTTGTTCTAATGGAACATCTTTTATTGCTTCTTGCCACATATCTTTAACTAATTTAGTAGCCTTTTCAGTTTTTTCGCTTCTATCTAGAGGGACATCTAGAATTACATTTAAGTAGTCACTAAATATTGCTCTAGCAACTAATCCAGAAATTCCCAGTAGGCCCATTTTCCTATACTTTGGATTCACATAAACTCTTTCGTTTCTTCCATTCTTATTTACAGTGCAATATAGATCGGGATAAATTGTAGGTAAATAGTCTGAAACAATAACAGTATTTTCTGGGTGTATGTCATTAAAATAAATTGCGCTTACGTATTTTATAGATGAATGATTTAATTTTGTAACATGTATCCAAGAGCCTTTTAATTCATTAGGCATTGCAGAAAATACGGGCACAAGGCTTTCTCCGACCCTTTTCATATCTATAATGTTATATTGCGCTTGAGTCATGAGTTAGCATCCTTTCTGTAAAGAACATGTCGTATGGTTCACAGTTTATAGAAATAATATCGTGGGGGGCTTGAACTATTTCGTAAAGATAAATTGATTCCCAGCTGCTGGTGTCGTATGAATAAACTAGGTCAGTTTCTTTAACTATATTTACGGAAGTTTCAAATTTAGCAACCCCGTCTCTTTTAATTAAAACATAGTGGTACTGGGAAAATATGTCCTCGTTAATTACAACCGCATATGCAGATTGAGTTTTATATAAAGCTACAATATTTGTAATTTCTGGAATAATATTGGGGTCGTTATCTGACCAAGCAATGGCTTGAGCCGTTACACCTTCTTCACTTTCATAAGGGAACCCTTCAATATTTGCAGACAAGAGTGTATCTCCTACTTGCAAATCTCCTGCTTTAACAAGACCGTCAGTAGTTCTAACTAAGGTTGTAATGCCCACACTTTTGCCACCAAAACTAAATAGTGCGCTGAGGTCAAGGTTAGTAAGATCTCCAGAGCCTCCAAAAAGTGGTGTGTCAAATGCTGGTGGTTCGTTAAATGCTGGTGGTTCGTTAAAGCCTGGGTTAAAGCCTGGGTTGAATCCTGGGTTGCCGAATCCTGGGTTAGGATTATAGGAAACGGTAAATTCAGGCAACAATGGAACTCTTCCATTATAAACTTGAATATTTCTAGACCCTTCTCCACTTAATAAAAATGAAACTGCAATACTGCTCCAAGACCAGCTTTGGTAAGGAATGTTTGTTCCATTTACTGCAATATTTGTGGGCTCAGTTGGAAAAGATCCGCTGATAATAACTGTTGTTCCGTTCCAGGTATATGAGCTAATAGAAGATGTTTGTGGTGGATCTGGTGGGGGAGCAAACCCTGGATTAAATCCTGGATTAAAATTGGGTGGAGCTACATAACCATAATATGTAAACCCTATGGTATCTCCAATTTTTACTACCGAGCCAGAAGCAACTGATTGTTCTTTTATATTTAGATCAAGATTTATATTTGCTGTAGACTCTGCTGTTTCTTGCCAAGTAAGCCCTCTTGATTCCAGTTCTTGTTTTGCCTGAGCTCTTGTTAGCCCACTAAGACTGGGCACATTAACCTTTCTTATTCCAATTTTACTTAGTAGACCAATTTTACGAAATCTTCTGGCCATTTAAACGCTCAAATCGCCAAGTATAACCCAAGAATTAAGTGCTCGTTTAATAAGTGTAGCGCTGCTCCACTGTGCACGTAATTTTAATCCAGGAGTGGAATTTGGTGTAAATCCATCTCCTGCTATAGTAACCTGAGAGGTTCCTGTTTGTAATATATCTACAGAATATCCGACTGGGAACAAAACAGAGTCTGCTATTGTTACAGTTCCGCCTGCAGACATTTCAATAAGTCTTCCAGAATCTATTGGCGCAATAGTATAACTTGCGGATTTAGAGTTTATTGTTATTGCATCTTCAGATCTAACAGAAATTGATCCTGCCATTGATGAGTGGAATTGGCAGGCATAGTAAAGGTTATCTGGTGCACTTTGAGGAAGCTCTACTAGTATATGACCTGATTGTGCTCCTCCATTTGTTACTCCAGTTGAATATACATTTTCTAAGCTATAAGCACCTGATACTGTTTGAATCCAAAAAGGGTGTCCTGCGGCATTAACATGAATTCGATATTTTTTACCTTTTTCAAATGTAATAAGCCCATTAGATACTCCATTCACCAAATAGGATCCAGAACCAGAGTTGGTGACATAGTAATCAACAGAAGGTTCTGATATCGATAAATATGTCTCTGCTGCTGTGGATGAATTTAATTTATTCCCTAAAGCTGTTGTAATTGTTGCAGCATAATTTGCATCATCACCAAGTGCTGCCGCAAGCTCATCCAGGGTGTTTAGTGCTGCTGGTGCACCTGTAAGTAAGGCATTTACCTGTGCTGTTGCATCTGCAATAGCTTCTGATTTGGCTGTAGCAATAGCTGTATTTCTATTTGTTACTTCTGTAGCAATAGCTGTATTTCTATTTGTTGCTTCAGTAGAAATTGCAGAAGTAATTTCTGTGTCTCTTGCAATTGTTGCTGGGATTTGAGAGTCTGGAACAAAACCATTTAAATCAAGTTCTGCAACTCCCTCTGGGTTTCCCAATAAACTTACTGGAATATACCCGACAGATACTGTATCATCTAATGCAGCAATTGCTGCATCAACATATAATTTGCTTGCAATAGTGCTGTCAACTGCAAGAGTGATTGTATTTGCAACATCGTTATAGGTTTTGGATACACCTGTTCCAGCAACTAATGCTGAGTCTATTGCATCTTGAGCAAGCTCTGTAATTTCACTTGGTATAACGCTTAAAAATGGAAGTACTGGCCATAAACTTGTTCCATTTCCAGCTTTTATTTTATTTAGCGTTGTATCTAGACCTAGTTCTCCAGCTGCTAAAGGTCTTGTGGAAGAAGACCATTGAGATGAAGTACCTCTTCTAATTTTTATCGTTACTGATGGCATTATGCAGCACCACCATCAACTATTCCTGGACTTGGAACTTCAACTGATTCTACAGAATAGACTGCTCCATCATATGTATGAATATGATCTAGAAGTCCAGTTATTACTCCTCCGCCAACTGAGTGCCAAAGGGAGCCATCGTGAAATTTTAATTCTTCGTCTACCGTATTATAATAAACATCTCCCATGCGGGCTTGAGATGGATCTGTTGCTAGTGCTACTGCGTGTAAGGGAACTAATCTTTGAACTGACATTTAAAACTCCCTTATCCAGTAATTACGACTCTGTAGGCTCCACTTGCAGGCGCTGTTGCAAATCTTAGTGTAATTGTGTTTGCTGATGTACGCTCTACATCTGTTTCAACTAAAGCTTTTAGCCCTGCTGTTTCAAAAACTTGAACAGTAACATCATCTGATCCTAAATTGTGTGTTATAACAAGCGCTGATAATTCTGAAGGGTTAGCAAGATTTTCTGCGTACTTTCTTGCAATTGCATGATAGTTTGTTCCATTATTTGTAAGTGTCCAGTTATCGCTTGTCTCATTCCATAGGATTTCAACATCTGCGCCATCGCCACGCTCTACACGAATACCAGCATCTGCTGTTGGTGTTCCAGTAAAATCGGTATTAAGATTAATCTTATTATCAACAATATTTACCTGTGTAGTATTTACTGAGTTTATTGTTCCAGCTACGTTTAGGTTTCCGCCTACTGTTAAGTTATTTGTAATGCTTACATCATCTGGAAGACCAATTGTTACTGTTGTGCCTTCTCCTGCTGTAGGGCTTACTGTTACTTCATTAGCTGTTCCTGTAATGTTTGCAACATAATCACCCGTTGTTTGGCTTCCAAGGTTTACATTCTTAACACTTACTGCACCGTCTGTTACGGTAAAATCTGTTGTAGCAAAAGAAGCAACACCACGGTTTGTAGTTGTTGCAATTTCTGCATCTACTGTTAGAGTTCCTGCTGCATCATCGTATGTTACATCGATGCCTTCGCCTGCAACAATTTGTCCGCCAACAATATCTTGTACACGCTCAGCATTTAATGTTACTGCGCCTGATGTTACTGTAAAGTCTGTTGCGTCAAAGCTTGCAACACCCTTATTAGTTGAAGTTGCATCTTCTGCTGATACTGTAACTGTATTATTTGTTACAGCTACGTCAATTCCTTCTCCGCCAGCAACAGTTAATGTGTCAGTTAATAGATTAACTGTATCTGTTCCAGTGTCTCCTGCTATTGAAAGGTTTGTTGCTACGTCTGTTTCGCTTGCTGCGGTTAAACGACCTTGTGCATCTACGGTAAATGTTGGGATCTTTGTTGTTGAACCGTATGAGCCAGCAGTTACTGCAGTGTTATCTAAATCTATTGTTGTTGTGCCTGCTGCATCGTTGTATGTTGATGTTAGGCCAACTCCGCCAACGATTGCTGAACCAATTACATCTTGAATGACCTCTGTAGAACCAGACATTGGCATCCATGGACCATTTGGAGAGGCAAGTCCATTGTAGTAGTACATTGTATTATTGCTTGAGTCATAATAAATCTGACCCGCTACTGGATTGGATGGTGCTGAACTTAAATTCTGAATTCTTGCATTGAGCAGCTCATTCTTGTTGAGGTCAATGTTGGTTACAAATAATCTTGCCATTTTTTATTCTCCTTTTAGGACAGGTACGCTGTCCCTGAAAATGGTTGTGCCATTGTCAGTGTAATCTGGTTAATACTATTATAGTCTATTCCTGTTTCTAATATGTCGCCTGCAGAATTTTTGATAGTCACATTTGGATTGTATCCTAAATTATGTGTTATCTGGAGGCTATATATTCCATTTACTGGACCTGTTACCTGATTGATTAACCAAGGGTAAGTCAATGTTCCAGCTGTTAGAAGGTAGTTTGCTGCTCCGACCCATGTAAAGTCTGAAGGCTTTGGACCATAAAATCTTGTTGTGTTTTTGTCATAATAAAAATCGCCTTCAAGACCTAGTGTTTCTGATGGGGCACCTAGGCCATTTAATATTGTTTTTCCTCTTGGTCCTTGTGGGCCAGGGCTAGAAATAACTACATCGTTTACGACTTCTGTTACTATTACTTTTTCTACTGTCATACTGTCACCGACCTACTTAGTGCTAAAAAGCCTTCAAGTAATTTTATTTTATTCCCGTTGCTATCTGTCACCATAAGATCATAGGCTGATTTAGGATAGAATAACTTGTTTGTCTGCGCCGCCGTCATTTTAATGGTTAGCTTTCCAGCAGTTGGGTCTATTGAAATTCCATCTGACAGATTAGGGGTATTTAGAGTAAACGCTAATTTTGTTCCACCTTTTGTGTCACGAACCTGCATTTTTGCGGAGGCTCCCACTAGACTTATTGGTAAGTTTTGGTTGTCTCTGTATTCTACAACAAAAGAAAATGTTGCATTTTGGTCTACTTCAAAATTTTTAACTGCTGACATAACATCTCCTAAAATAGGAAAACTCCTGTACTTATTTTAGCACAGGAGCGATCCTAATTGAATAACAATTACTTGCTTGTAAAACCAAATTCCTTGTTGCTTGGGCTTAAAGCCTTTAGAATAACTGGAGCAATTGCTGCTACTCCAGCCGCAATTAAGTCCTTTGGATTTGTGTTCCCAGTCATGTATAGAGCTGTGGCTGCTGCCAAGAATGCTCTTCCATAAGTTCCAATTGCTGCTAAAATTTGTTCTTGCATTGTTACTTTCCCATCTTTGTTTAAATCAGCCTTATCAAATTTTTTGATAGCCATTTTATCATCTCCATTTTGAGCGGGGTGCCCAGAATTTTGGGGACTAGCCCCAATACTACAATTCTACCACTAAGCTGAAATATCTACAAGTTCGCAGTTTCCGTCTGAGCTGCAGGCAAGCGTAGCATTAGTAGAAGTTCCGTCTTCTGTCTCGTAAAAGGACAAATCTTCCCAACGAATTTCGGCTGGCATCTTTGCAACAAGTGCATCGTATTCAGCCTTATCTACTTCTTGATATGGAGCCTGCTTGTATGAGTGATCTGAGTGTGGCAAGAATGAAATTCCAGACACCTCGTCAAAATGCTTATATACCCAAGCTCCAACTTCCATCCATTCATCTTCTTTTACAGATACTGTAATTGATGGCTTATGCTCACACCATGCACGTTGGTAAACCAACCAAATGTTAAGGTGCTCAACAGCTGTTAGATCATTTCTGACAATTGCACCCTCTGGTGCCTTTACTGGGAATGAAAATACGTATGTATCGTTTGGCTTCATTACATCATCTTCTACTGGAATCCCCACCTCTTTAAGGAAGGTAGAAATTGGATCTCCCTTTGAACCACGAACAGTTCTAATATAGTATGGAGAATGCCAAGCATGCATTCCTGAAGATACCCCGACCAATTGAGATACTGTTCCAGAAGGCTTTACACAAGTAATAGCGGCAGACTCAGGAATCCCAATTTTCCCAGCCTCTTCTTTATTCTTTGCTCTTGCTGCTTCTCTAAGGGTCATCAAGAATGACTCTAGTGCAACCAAATCTTGTTTGCCTGACATAAACTTATGCCCAAACTGTCCAGTCAAAGAAACTCCTAGTAAGCGTTCCTCTTCTGTGTTATCTTTCCAAATCTTACGCAGATACTTAAAGTCTGTAAGAGTAGACTGCCAGGTTCCAAGAATAGTTGCTAGTTCTACTTTACGTTCAATATCTTTCTTTGTATCATTTTCACGTAGTACGACTTCTGAAAGATTACAAAACTGGTAAGGACGTAGAATAATCTCTGAACACGGGTTAGTTCCATAGTGTATATCTGGATCTCTTCTTCCATACTTGGCTGCTTGGGCTTGAGCTGCGGCCACATTGTATATGCCTCGTTCTCCTGATTTTGAATCATATAGCGACTTCCATTCTGCAATAAACTGCTCCATCTCTGGCTTGCGTGAATACGCAACAGAGTTATTAGACAAGGCACGTTGTGGGCTTGCTTCCCACCAGTTACCTGACTTTGCCTGCGCCATTTCAATATCATTAATATTAGAAAGAGAAATCATTGCTGAGCGACGAACTCCTCCTACAACAACTACTTCACCAATCTTGCACATAATGTCGTGGCATTCGATTGGCTTTAGGTTTCTTCCTGTAGCATTCTTAAACTTTGCAATTGTAAAATCAAACAAGTTAATAAGTGGCTGTGGGCCTGAAGATCTTCCACCCATTGTCTTAAGTCTTGCTCCTGCTGGTCTTACCTTAGAAACATCAATTGCTGGAATCTGTCCAGACCAAAGTAGTGCTAGCAACTCACGGTATGCTTTAGCCCAGCCCTGCTTTGAGTCTTCTACTGTAATAACTGTAGTTGACTTCTCTAAAGTTTCTGGGACGGCAGGAAGCTTATTGATGTACTTATACTCAACAGAGAATCCTACACCTGTACCGCACATAAGGATATACATAGTCTCATCAAATGAACGTGGTGAATCAACTGGTAAGAAAGCACAGTTATATCCAGCTACATTATCTCTTTCCAATGCTGCTCCTGAAGTCATAACAGAACGCATTGATGGCATAACATTTCGTTCAAAGACGAACTCTTTTAATTCCGCAACAAGCTTCTCATTTGGAATATAATTATGGTTCTTTTCTAGATGGCCAAGCATGAAGTTAAAATATCTATCTACTGTTTCGCCCCAAGTCTCACGACGATTATCTTCTGATATCCATCTTGCATATCTTGATAACGCAATGAAATTTTCGTATGGGTTTGCAATAGTCTTAGACATTTTATAATACCTTTTTCTCCGCCTGGCGGTTAATTTAAATTTAGTGTGAAGATCCTATTCTACCAAAGAACGCTTAAAAGGGGAAGTCCTAAGAAAACTTTTCTACTAAATGCTCAAAAGCTTTCTTAGTCAACTGATCCCAATTATAATCTTCATGTATTTTATCTGCTTGAGCAAAATAATATCCAGAGTAACCTTTATAATCAATAGATACATCACGCATTAACTCTTCTAGATGTTTTGCATCTGGTTTAAACATCTTTCCAATATATTCATCTCCAACTGATTTGGGTAAAGTCTCATCTGTAAGTTTAGATTTTAATTTGAGTGGTCCCATGTAGTCCACATAGTGAGACCAATCATATGTTGATATAACTGGCATACCTGTTGCTAAACCTTGAAGCGGTATAAAGCCAAACCCTTCGCCCCAAGTAGGATACAGCAAAACATGGTGGCTGTGATACAAAGAAACAAGATCTTCTTCACTGTATTCATCTGTAATTAAAGATATGTTGCTGTATGCCATCTCTGGACTCATAAACTGATTATATTTATCATACACTCTAGTAGTATTAGATATGTGCGCTTTAATTGTTAAATGGTAATCTGGGTTTCCGCCAAATAGTTTAATAAAGGTATCTACTACTAACTGTCCATCTTTTCTAGGAGATGGTTCCCCTATGTGTAAAAATTTAAGTGGTTGTCCTTCTCGAATAGCTCTGCGTTTTGGTTTCCAAATACTTTCTATACCGTGTGGGTAAACATATATTGGCTTTGTAATACCATTGTCTTTAAATACTTGTGCACACCAATTAGATGTCGCCCAAACTTCATCACATGCATTAAATCTTTCAACCCAGTCGGGGCGCATGGATGTTGATTCCCATGGAGTGTATCCTATTTGATATTGTTTTCTATGTAATTTAAAATGGTGTGGCTGAGTAAAGTTTAATTGAATAGTAGATTTAGGATTAGCAAAAGATACAACATGCCCTAGATTATTTAATGATTTAACAATATTTTTTCCCGCATATCCAAAGCCAACCGCAGGGTTTAGCCCCGCTTGAATAGTATAATAAGATATATTCATGTTTTCTTTCTAGTTGACTGGCTTGACAGGCTTATCCTATCAATGTTATGATTGTAGTTCGTTATCTCTAGAGGAGGAAATGCCAATGGAGAAAATAAAACAACAGGTTAGTGATTTGGCTCATAATCTGGTTACAATAGTAATGATAACATTATTTATGTTTCCAGTCCAGCCCGCACAAGCCTTAGTAGTAAAACCTTTAGTGAAAACTGAAGCCCAACTAAAGCAAGAAGTCTTAGATAAGTTCAGTAAAGAAATTTACAAGCCATCTGAGATGCTTACAGACGAAGAGTTGCTATTGCTACTTAAGACTGTAGGATTCGAAGGAGTAGGCCTTAAAAAAGCTTGGTCCATAGCAAAGCGTGAATCTAACGGAAGACCGCTTGCATATAACGGGGATAAGACAACTGGAGATAGTTCTTACGGAATATTCCAGATAAACATGATCGGAAATCTTGGTCCTGAAAGACTTGAGAAGTTCGACCTAAAGAGTAACAAAGAGTTATTCGACCCAGTAACAAACGCAGAGATAACGTACTATATGACCAATGGCGGTCAGGATTGGTCCAGCTGGAAGGGTATGACCCCTAAAGCACAGGAATGGCTATTGCGATTCCCAACAACTGAAAAGAAGTAGGATAAATGAAGATACAATATGTATCGAAATATATCTCTTTATCAAAAGAGAGCCTTGTTCCAGAGCTTTTATGCCCCCTGGATCAGGGCTCTCTTCAATGTAATTTGGATTTAGAGGATAACATCTATTTATACTGCCTGGCCTGTGATTACAAGAACTACATGGGTTTAGAGGTATACGAGAAATTAGTGAAAGAAGTCAACAATGTCTGAACATGGATGTAGTAATTGCAATTGTGGTCAAGGACTACAAATTGAAACAAAAAGTGCGTCGGCGGAAGAAGAGACCTTTTCTTCATATGAATTTGAATCAAGTGCCCTATTAGAGAAAGACTCTATGGGAAGAGAAATATTTTGGAACGATATGGGGAGACCATAATGGAAGAAAAAGAACCATCTAGAAATCTAGAAGACAACCTACCTATGGTGAATTATATAATGCTTCACCGTATTTACGATATGCTAACAATTATGGCAAATGGAGTAGATCCTGAAAAGACGGCTAAGATGATTGACTATCATGAGCAAGGATATCTACTTGGACCTGAGCCATCATTTACTCCGTCTGAAAATCCTGTCAACTAAAATGCTTGACATATAAAATATTCCATATTACAATTAAGATGTGTAGGTGACGGCAGCAATGTCTCCCTATATAACGTGTAGTAATACACTAGAAAAGCCCAATCGGATCCGCCTCTGATTGGGTTTTTTTCTTATATAGACAATTAGGACATATAGTGCAATTAGTGCGAAAAAAAGTGCGCCGAAAATAGAAGCCCATCTTTCCCATATGTGATCATTCTAAAAATATGCCATATAAGGCCTCTACGGGGCCTCTAAGCCCTTAACGGGTCATATTTGGTATCTCCGATACAAAGACCCCAGAAAGGGCGGGAGATAAAAGATGAGCTATTTAATCTGTATTACAATACCCAGTACATAGGTAGTTATTAGGACCAATGGAATTAATATAAGTAATCTATATCTCTTCATGATCTATATCTTCATTTAGGTCAAAATCAAAGATTTCTTGCTGTCCCGCCCAATTTAAAAATTTAGACATAGCAAGACCTGAAAAGACTGCTGTCGCAGTTAGAGCAATTAAAGCATAGATCTTCTTCATTTGATATCCTTCCAGAATGCTATTAATAGAATCAATATAGGTCCAAATATAACTGTTGCTTGTAACCAACTCATTTACAGTTACAGTCTTTCTTTTTCATTTTCCACCACATCCATATGTGATGAATAGCCATTAAACCCATAAGAATCCACATTAGTTGCATTTCAGTTATTCCTGAACCTGTGGCTAATACTATATTCTCGTGATCGTGCATATTATTATTATACCATAATCCTAGTCAACTGCTTTATTTCTTTCCTGTATAATCTCCCAGACTAATTCATCTACAGGCCCATCTGATTGACTAACTACATCTGTCCCATTACTAAGTAAAATATCAGTTACACCCATTGCTTCTAATTCTAATAACTTTTTCTTTATATCTTCTCTGCCGCCATAGATAGCCCATCTCTTGATTCTTATATGTGTAGAAAAACTATTTTCTAACTCATAGTGAGCTTCTTCATATGTATTCCTTATGACAATCTGAGCACTAACCATTACCCTCTTATAATTTGACAAAAATAGATCAGGATCTGCCAAGAAATCATCTAGCATTACTAATCCAATATCTGCATACTTAGCAGCTTTTAGGATAACCTCTTTATTTCTAGTACCTAGTAGGATAATTGGCTTTCTTCCCATTACATAGGTCTTAGAAAGTCTTTCCATCCATTCAGGAACAAATTCAAGTCTTCCTAGTGGAGTAGTTATGTCAGTATTTACTTCATAACTTCCTTCTGGAATAAGACCAATTTCATTTCCACCCATTTCCCCAGAAACAACATTAAGCATCAATCTGTGTGGAGCAATTTCAGCAAATGCAGCTGCCATTTGATTTACAATCTGAGCAGTTTGCTGATATGGTCTAACTGCTATCATAAATTTAATTTTTTTACTAGGATCTACAATGTGAGCAGATTTTATCCAGTTGTCCGAGTTGCTACCTTTAGATGTTAAAAGAATTGAATCATACCCAAACTTTTCTTTATGAGCAAACATTCTTTTCATTGTAATTATACTTAGGGCTGCATCAGCCCTATTCATCCAGTGGTAAGTTACCATTATCATACCTCAACTTAATAGATTTAACTTCATGTTTACCGTAAACTACACCCTTATGGTTTACACCATCTCTGTAATTACCAGTAGTCTTCCCTAACTTTTGCATCATAGCATTATGCTTATGATATTCGTGTCCTGTATTCTTATTATACTCTAATTCTTCAAAAGGTTTTTTGGTTGCCACCGATTCATTTAACTGACCAAGTGATATTGGCATCACAGCAGATACTGGAGTTCTTGCTGGCAAAATTATTTTATAATTTGATCTTGTAACCTGTCCTGCAACTTGCCAAGGACTTTCAAAAAATGAAGTTGAAATGAGTGTTGTGAAAATTTGGAATCCTTCTATAAATAGATTAGGCACTGGATATGAAAGCATACTTACATCTTCATCAGTTTTAAATACTATTCCTGTGTTAAAGCTAACGGTTCCCCAACCTCTATCCATATTAACCCATTTATGCCCAGAAGTTACTTTTACACTAGATGGCAAGACATTCATATTTCCGTCCCACTCAAAAATAATATCGTCTGGAAAAGATATTCCGTACCCCATTTGATTTGCAAGGGTCATAGGAAAACATTTGTATGCATGAGGATAAGGAAGATCTGTAGCCCATTGTCTTTTTACAGACAACGGTTCTAATATAGCAGTAGGTCCTGGGAGTTCGTACACATCAAAATTATACATGTAATTATCCTAGTCAACTGTAATATTCAATGCATGATCTGAACAGTAATAGACCATCTTACCTTCTAGAGTTAACTTAGATGTATATGAGAGCTTGTCGCAATATGTACAAAAGTTCATGATGCCTTCTTTCCGTGCTTTCTCATATGAGTTCTTACCCTATGACAATTTGAGCAAACTATTTCGCATTTGGCTATTTCTTCATCCAGACGCTTCTTAGATAACGTATTGATTAGTTCCGCCACATTTGAATGCTTCCGCCCACGGACATGATCAAAGTCCATCATATAATAGGGATATGAAATCTTACAATCCATACAAGGATTCTTTTCTTTAAGATCTTTTAAATACTGCGCCAGGAATTCTTTTTGTTTCTTGATCGATATCTTCTCTGGAGACATACCCCTATTATATTACAAGATGTTTATTAAATTACTTCAGTTGTGCTAAAAAGTTCTCTCTCCATTGAGATCTGTTGAACTTGTCCCTGATCTAACTTTGCTGTTGCTTCTTCTTCTGATCCCGCAATTACTGCTACTCTTACCTTTACATCGTATTGATATACATTGAATGTCATATTAATCCTAGTCGACTACTTTATAGATTCTACTAAATGTTAGTAAAATATTTTTTTAGAAGTATAGCTTCTATATTTGTTTTTATCTTTTTAATGATAACTTCCAGAATTTAAGCATACAACCCCTATACCCCTTTTATGATTTCTAAAAGAGAACCCCGAAATGATCAGAGTATAAATCCGCCATTCATCGGTTCGAGCTGTTGCTATTATCTGAAAGTAATTGTAGAATTACAACTTCCGTCATCATCGCACTTGGAGTTTAACCCCTTGATATTATCTCCTGAAACTGTCCAAGGTTTACAGTATAGCATTTGGGATTTTCGTAAGTCAAGGATCCAGGAAATATTTATTTCCCGCCCCCGTTTTGAAATTAGAGAAAATGTTAATATATTTTTAATATGTATGATACACACTATTTTTAATGTCCGATTTGTCCGATAGTGCGCCCATAACCCTATAATCTTGAGCGTGAGTGTGGCGTATCTCACAAAAATAGTTTGCGAATACTAGCGAGTAACCCCCCTAAATGTCAGTCCCCCCTGCTAGGCTTATAGTATAAAGAAAATCAAGAAAGGTTCTTGATAAAGAAAGGAAAACAAAATGTTTTCACTAAGTTACAAAGTCCAATACTCGGACACCGAGTTCTCTACTTGTCTAGGTGTTCTAATGAATACCGAACAAGATGCTAATGAGTATCTTGACCTACTAGCCCTAAGAGGCACTATCTTAGAAACTAATCTAAGAGAGTTAGAAAATTACAAGCCTAGCACTCGCAAGGTTTATGCTACTACTAGAAGTTGGGAGTAATCTAATGAACGATTATCTTGATTATATGGACGAAATCTACGAGGAACTCGTAGAGGAGTTCGGACACGAAATCGAGTCCGTGTGTGACCATAATCACACTAACGCCTAACGGCGTGTCGCTATACAATGTCGGCGCTATGCGCTACAATTCCTACTATAACTACTAACGAAAGAAGAACAGATAATGACTATAACATACACACTATGGCAAGGTAGCCAACTACTAGCCGTAAATCAAAAGGCTAATAAGCCCGAAGAAATCTTAGCGGTAATCGCTGAACTAAATAAACTCGGTAAGGGTTTCACCTATAACATTAGAGAAGTAGAGGTAAAGTAATGATGACCAAATGGGATACTATCCAAGCAGATGTAGCAGACGCCTATGTCTATCTAGATGAAGAAGAAATGTATAACAAGGCATTAGAAGAGGGCTTAGTAGAGTTAGGCTCTGATAATTATGATGAAGATGAACTATCTAAATCACTAACACTAGATTGGAATGACTAATGACTATTGAGATTGACACCTATGGATTTATGCTAGATACAGAATGGGCTTATGTAGCACTATCTTGGCAATTACTAATTACTAGCGCCCTACTAATAACCGCCTATAAGATTTATAAGATTTATCTAAAGCGAAACGGATTAGTAGGGTGGAACTACTAAATGACTACTAATCGCTTACTAACTACCGCCGTCCAATTACTACTAGCGGGCGTAACTATCCCGCTACTAATCGCCGTAATCAAAGATATAAAAAATGGGGGACTAAATGAGTAAATCACAATTAGAAAAAGATTTAGAAATCAAAGAAAGTTTTATAGATTTACTAAATGACATTTATCCAACTGTAAAAATCGGTTACTCAACTTTTACACCCGCCGAAATTCTAGAGTGTTGCGATCCCGTTGCGTTTGCGATTGGTTTAGTAGAACACGAAGATTATTTAGCGGAATTAGAAGATGAGACATAACTCACAATAAATAAACGGCGTGTCGGCTTGACAAAAGCTGATGCGCCCACAAGGGTGCGGCGTCGGGCGTGTCGTTATGAAGTCGTTATAAAAAACCCTGAAATTTACGGCGTGTCGATTTGACAGACAAAACGGACATTTTGGTGTGATGCTTATCACACGGCTTGAGCGTCTCACTATTTGGATTTACTGGCTAGTAATGTGAAAATGTCAGTGCGTTCGTGTATAATGTCTACTATAACAACAACGAAAGAAGGTCTGCCAATGGCTACCAAACTATACACAATCGAAAGCCTACTTGTAGGAAAAAACTATCGCTCACGCAATCGCCACTTTTCTGGCGAAATTGTATCTGCCGAACATCGCCCAGAAATTTGGTATGGTGAAAAAACTGAAGCGTATCTAATCGAAATAAATGCGGGCGGTCTGCGAAATAAATTCGCAACAATCGCAGTAAAGGTTGGTGAATAATAATGGGATACATCGAAATTTTCCGAATGGACAACGAGGGTGCTGGCTGGGTAGATTTATCCGAAGCAACGCCCGATGAATTATTCAACATCGAATTAGGATTACTAGAGGAAGGTGCGTTCGAATGAACTTAGACGAATTCAAAAAACACGTGTTAGAAACACGTCAAGCAAGCAAGGCAGAAGCCTTGTCAGTGCTATCTGCTACAATTACAAAATCAACAAACGAAAGGGAAAACCTAAATGGGTAGAATGAAAGAATTATACACTCAGATTTTAGAGTGTGATACCTGCTACGGAAATGGCTGGCTATACTACGGAGATGAAAATACTTATGATGTAGAGGCTTGCCAATGTAATCCGCTCAGTTTTTTTCAGGAGAATAAATAAATGAGCGAAATTGCTGGAATGTGGATTTGCGATAATTGCGATACTCTCGCCGTTGTGTCAGTGGAAACTGATACAATACTAATAACACAATGTAAATGTATAACTAACGAAAGGGAAACTAATGTATAAAATAACTTGCGCCTATGATAGCAACGCTCCCCACTGGTCTGCCGAATACGAAAACGAATATGGTGCGTGGGAAAACTTTTTCTTATTCACCGACTGGGGAATGGCTAACGAATACTCAACTGTAAATCTATACACGCCGACTGGCAAATGCTATACAAAAGTTTTCTATCGTAGTGGAATGGTGGCAGTAAAATGATGACCCGTAAAGATTATGTTGCAACCGCAGAAATTCTAAAGTATGCAAGCAATAAAATTCACCCCGCTGTTTTTTCTAAAATTGTAAATGATTTCGCTGAAATGTTTGCGATTGATAATGAAAGATTTGATGTAAAACGATTTCACGAAGCGAGTGGATATAATGTTCCTAACTTCACTTCAAGATAAAGTAAAACGCATTCAGGAATTGCGTCGCAGTAATGCGGCGCAACCTGTTCGCAATAAAAAAAAATACACACGCAAAATAAAACATAAAAATAAATTCGATCAATAAAATTAATTTGTCGACAAAGCGCCCGCAAAGCTGCGGGGTCGGGCGTGTCGTTAAGACTGTGATCAAAATCACCCTGGAAATTTGCGGCAGGATTGGAATATGTCGGTCCATTCTGCTATACTTACAACCTTACCAACGAAAGGCCAACTAATGAAATTGAAACGATCTAATGATAGAAAGGTGGCTAACCTTGTCACAAAAAATGGAAAGCAAGCCGCAATTGCGAACACGTTCGGGCTCCCTGCAGGAAAAGATTATTCATGCCCTGGTGCCACTAGTATTTGTGAGAGTGTTTGCTACGCAGGAAAATTGGAAAAACTCTTCAAGGGAGTAAAAACTAATCTGCTACACAATTGGGAATTGCTACGCAATGCCGATATGGAAACAATGTATCAATTGCTAAATGAAATGATTATTGATTTCAAGGCTGATTGTGTAAAGAAAGACGCCCCTATGCTATTCCGTATCCACTGGGACGGAGACTTCTTCAATGATTTCTATACTTATGCCTGGAAGAATGTAATCAATGAGCACACCGATGTTCAATTCTGGGTTTATACACGTGTAAAGTCTGCAGCGCTTATTCTAAAGGATGTATCTAATTTATCTCTTTACTATTCCACCGACGATGAGAATAAAGAAATTGGCCACGAACTAAAAGTAAATGAGGGAATTCGCCTTGCATACTTAGGGAAGACATTCGCCGTCACCGAAAGCACAATGAAAGAATTGACTGGTAAGCCTGGCGCTAAGTGTCCAGAGAATATGAAATCAATTCCACTTATTAGCAATGCAGGGTCCGCTTGTGTGTCTTGTGGATTGTGTGTCTACGGTAAAGCAGATATTAGATTTTCTGCGAGTAAAAAATAATGGCAGATCTATTAGGTGCCATGATAGGTGGCGGATTAATGGCTGTACTTTTTTTGCCCGTCCCTATAATAATTTGGATGATATTTAAAAGCATGTAGCGGCGTGTCGGCTTGACAAGATCAAGCTGGCCCGCAAAGGTGGCGGCTTATCCACAGGTTTACGGCAGTTATCCACAACCCCCCGAAAATGTGAGTATTATCACAAAAGCTGCGACACGCCGAGGATGGATTAGGTAATGTCAGTGGCTAATGGTAAAATACTCTTATTCCAACAACGAAAGGTAACAAATGTCTAATCTAATCAAAGTTCCACACACAGTAGTATTCGAGGCTATTATTGACTTGGATAAAATTCCTGCAAATTTATTGCCACGACTAATTGCTCTTAGCGAAACAGATTTACTTACTATGTGCAAGGAAGCAACAGTAAATGCTATTAGCGAAAGTAAATTCTTACAAATTGCTAATGAAAATAATTCTTGGGCAGAAGTAACTATCAAGGGAGATAACTAATAATGGGATACAACACAGCGTTAGATTTAGCAGACTTAGATTTAGAACAAGGTATTGCTATTCACTTACAAGGTAATCATTACCCACCCGTTCCGTTATCTATGGTGCAACCTTGCATAGATGCAATAGATGCTTACTATGATGAGGACTATAATAAACTAATCGAAATGCCTGAAGGCGTATCGTATCGTGGAGAAAAGTTTGCACCCGCCTCCGCTATTATCGAACAACACCACCTAGACGCTTGGCTACCTGAGAGCGAATACTGAGATCAAAACTAGGCGTGTGAGTTATCTCACACGCTTGGTATCTCGCATAATGAGATTGGGGTAGAAAATGTCAGACCCCTTTGCTATAATAAGACCCTAACAAGAAAGGAAGCAAAATGACAATAGATAACAAAGTCTATCAGGTCGGTGATTTATTCACTACCCTGAAGTCTAAAGAAACAGGCGTAATCAAAGAGATTATTCCTAACTCATCTGGCTCGGTGAGAGTTCGTCTGGAAACAGACAACGGAGAACGCTGGACAACAGTTCTAGCCGATAACCTAGCCTAATCACCTAGCGAAACAGGGGCAGTTTAGAGAGTGTTCTCGCCCAATGTCGTAAGTAAGAACTCTCCACCTTCGGGTGGAAATGTCAGACCCCCCTGCTATACTAATCAACCAACCAACGAAAGGAAATACAATGAGCAGACAAATCACAGTAAAGGTAGCAACAAGCAAAGTAATCAAGGCACTAGAGGCTCGTCTAGCAACGCTAGAAAACGATTACAACACACAGACCGCAAAGGAAGCAAAGTTCGGCAAAGCGCAAGAAGCGTGGCGCAAGGAAATCGGCAAGTGGGCTATTGCTAACTTCTCAAAGGCTGAGAACCTTCGCACAAACTATCGTCAATGGAACAACACTCTCAATGTTGATTTTGACATCATCACAAAAGATGGAAGTTTTCCTGCTGAACCTGAAAAGGATTTTGAGGTTATCCATCAGCACCAGTATCGTGAGATGAAAGAGGACATTACAAATGCTCTCACAATTCTCAAGATGACAGATGAGGAAACAGTAAATGCTTCCACAATGAAGCAGATTGCTAAGTATCTCTAAATAGGTTTTGGGGGGTTAGCACACAAAGTCTAGACACCTAAACCCAAACAACCTGAGTAAGTTGCTAAACTGCTCACCAACCAACTACCGAAAGGAAATAAAATGTCACCAATTCTAGATACCGCTAAGGGTCGCTTCTACCGCAAGGGAGATGTATTCACAACTGGCAAATCAGGAATTACTGGCACTATCGAGGAAATCATTTCTATCCGTCCAACTCTAACTAAACTTGGATTGAATACAGAAAATGGTCTTCGCTGGGCAATGGTAAAAATCGGCGCATAATCTTATGGGGGCTAGACAAAAGCTAGCCCCCAATGTTATACTTCTTATCCCTACTAAAGAAAGACCAAAATGAAAAATCGTTATCGTGTAGAAATCTATGACGCAAACAAGATGAATGATGTAACTATTTATTCAGAGCAAGGTGTAGATAGAGATTATCTAACTGAATTAGTTTTTTCTAATTTGCGAAAGTTTCACGGAAGAGTAAATGCTTACGTGTATGACAATGTAAAAAAGAAAAAGGTTACAGCAATGTTTCTTGATGAAAGTATAACTAAAAAGTTTCAAGCAAATTAAAAGTTGGGGCGGGATCAATCCGAAATCCCGCCCTATCTATTTGTCGACAATGCCCGCAAGGGTGCGGGGTTATCCACAGCCTTACGGCTACCTGTGGAAAAACCCTGAAAATTTGTGAGAATGATCACACCGCCCAATTCGGACATATTGTATCTAACCATTGATAATGTCAGACCCACCTGTTATAATGAATCTAACAAACAAACGAAAGGTAAAAAATGGCTCATAATCTCGAAGTCGAAAATGGCGAAGTTGCTTTCGCTCTCCGTGGCGCTCCTGCTTGGCACAACCTTGCAAACCGCATCTTTACAAAAGATGAGGAAGTCACAACTCAAACAATGCTTGACGAAGCAAAACTTTCCAACTGGAATGTTCGCTTGTCTCCACTAACTGACCACATTTCAGAATCTTGGAATGATGTATCTCAGGCATCTCTTGTCATTCGTGACAACCCATTCAATAAGGGAATCGATGTTCTCGCAACTGTTGGTAAGCGTTACAAGCCTGTGCAGAATGAAGAACTATTCGCATTTGCTGATGCAATTCACGATGCCAATGCTGATTGCCGTTGGGAATCTGCTGGCTCACTAAAAAAGGGTAAAGTAGTTTTCGGCACTGTCGATATTCCCCGCACAATGGTATTAGACCCACAAGGCGCTAATGACCAAACTAAATTATATCTAATCGTATGGACATCACACGATGGCTCTGTTGCTGTTCAAGCAGCCGTTACACCTGTTCGTGTTGTGTGCCAAAACACGCTAAACCTTGCAATGAAGAATGCTAAGCAATCTTTCAAGATTCGCCACACGCAATCTGTTGAAGGTCGCATTCAAGTTGCTCGTGAAACTCTTGGGCTTGCTCTTGGATACTTTGATGAATTCGAAGTTCAAGCAAAAGCGCTTTACTCACAAGCAATCACTGATGCTGAATTCTCTAAGTTGATTCAGACAATCTATCCTAAGCCAGATAAAGATGCAGCGAAGGTTGCTCTTACTAAGTGGGAAAATAAAGTTGTCCTAATCGATGACCTTTATCATAACTCACCAACTAACGCTACAATCAAGGGAACTAAGTGGGGTGCGTTCAATGCACTAACTGAGCGCCTTGATTACTATCGTTCAGGTCGTGGCAATTCTGAAACACTAATGGCTGGTGCATCAGGCTTTGACCCAATTCTAACTGCTGAAAAAAATAAGTTGTATCGAATGGTTGCAACTTTCTAAATAAAAAAAATCCTAGGCAAGATTTAAAACTGCCTGCAAGATCTCTTAGCTCAGTTGGTTAGAGCGCTACCCTGTCACGGTAGAGGTCACGGGTTCAAGTCCCGTAGGGGTCGCTAAATAGATTTGTCGACAATGCCCGCAGTATTGCGGGTGTGATTTTAATCATACGGGGATCGTAAAAAATTCCCTGGAAAAGCTAGTAAATGTCAGTGGGGTCCGCTATAATACTCGCATGACAACTTATAATAAGTATACCTGGGTGTGCACGGGAGACTGTGATGCTCTAATTGAATATACAATTAAAGATGGATTTGGATGGCCAAACGGTGTGATGCAACTCACATGCCCTTGCAACTCTAGATGCACCTTGGTGTCAGTGGAAGATGCTACAATACCGTATACAGATACACCCCTAACGAAAGAGGAACCAATGGAAACAACAGAAACATCAGCAGTAACAATTCCTGATACATACAATCCTAATTTATTGGTTACATACAAAGTAATCCGTGGTTATTCAGATGCAGAATATGCAACTGACAAAGTCACATCAATTGAATGGGACCTACACAATGCACGTCAGGCACAGAAGCAGAATGGTGTCTACCAAGACAAGATTAATACAGTCAAGGATATTATCACTGAGGCATATGCCGATTCAGATGACCAAGATACACTCCGTTCAATTGCTGAAGCGCTTGGCATTGAACTAATCAGAGAAGTTCTATTTACTGCGACTCTTGAAGTTAGCGGAACATATTCATACAATGTATTAGATTCAGATTATGAATTGGACCTTGATTCAGAAGTCACAGATGCTCTTTACGCCGATTCAAATAACGGTAACATCACAATCGATGACACCGAAGTTTGCCACGTAAGAGAAGCATAATGTATTTTGAGTTGACTGCTCCCGATAGGCTATCTCTTGAGATGGCTTATTGGGATGCACAAATCACTGGACTCGACCCTGAGTTTATGCCACCGTTGACATTCAATGTTGGAACTGGTAGTATAGAGAAAGTAAGTCGCATTCGTGACAAGTATAATTTAAAAGAATCATACTGGTCAGATAGAGAAGCGACAGGATATAAGGAGAAGTAATGTCAGATTACAAAGATGGTTTTGATGACGGGTATAAGTTTGCTCGTGAAGAGATGATGGAAAGACTATCAGAGATTGATATTAACGATATCGATACTTGGATTCTTGACCGTCTTTGTGAAATGATAGAAGGCGGGAAACTATAATGGAAGATCTAAATCGTTGGATTGGCTGCGACCAATGCAGCTCAGCACAGGCGATGTATCTAATTAAACTTATGGATGGTGAGCTAGCATTTTGCGGGCACCATTTTAATAAGAACAAAGAGGCCCTTGACAAGGTCTCATACGAAGTGATAGAATTAAACAAAATCGAAGAAGCAGCACCTATACTAGAAACGGCGGAATAAAAATGGGCGACAGAGCAAACTTTGGATTCAAGCAATCTAATGACACTACTATCTTTCTATACGGACACTGGGCGGGCCACGGTATGTTGGAGCGCTTAGCGAATGCGGTTGAGGCTGCACGTCCAAGGTGGACGGATGAATCATATGCAACACGTATTTGTGTGTCACAAATGATAGGCGAAGACTGGAAGTCTGAAACAGGCTGGGGCTTAAGTGTTAATAGAATTCTAGACAATGAGCACAAGATTCCTGTAATTGATTGGGCCCAGCAAACGTTTACATTAATGGAAGAGGACCTAACCACAGAAGTATTCAGTTTATCTTTAGATAAATTCTGCAGTAAATACAGTCAACTAGTTGTGGTATAATTGGAGTAGGTCCAGGGACCTTCTTCATAAGTACAGGTGCGGCTACCAGGGGATCCCCCAAGTCGCTAAGCAATGCAGGGCTTTTTACTTTCGTTGGTAGATCCTAGCGGCCTTTACTTTCTTAACCCTCAGCGCAAGCTGGGGGTTTTTGCTTGCCCGCAAAAGCAGAGGGTATCATATTTTGTTTACGAGATCAAATTAAATTTCCCTGGAATTTTGTGATCTTGACCACAAAGCTGAATAATGTGGGGTGTATCACACCCAAAATCTATTCCAAATGTCAGTGGTCCATTGTATAATTGGAACATATCAACGAAAGGATATAAAATGCCAAATTGGTGTTATAACACATTAACTATCCAAGGACCTAAGTCCGAGGTAGATATGATTAAAGATAGATTGAATGCTCCATTTACATTAGCACAGGAGACATTTGGTATGGGTGATATTTCTACTATGGGGTTCCCCACCAAAATTGAACAGGTAAGTTATTCTAATCCTGTCTTTGCTTTCTTTAATATCCACTCATATAAGGATGACGGTATTACTGATGAGGAGTATGCTTGCCAGCCTTCTCGTGGTGATATTGATATTCAGAATGACCCTGATTGGTTCCGCAAATCTGTTGAGTTTGCTAAGACTCAAAAGGATTGGTATTCGTGGAATAATTCTAATTGGGGAACTAAATGGGATGTAGCCGTCCGTGACGGTGATAAATATCCTGAAACAGAATTGCTTGAATATAAATCAGAAGGTGATGACAATTGGGTTGTCTATAAATATGAGACTGCTTGGTCACCTGCTGTAACTATCTTAACTAAACTATCTAATCTTGTTCCTAACTGCCTGCTTACTTTAGAGTATGAGGAAGAAACAGGTTGGGGTGGGGAATATGAGATTGTCCGTGGTGAAGTAAAGGAAATCTTGGAATATGAAAACCGTTGCTATGCTTGCCAATCATTCGACACATTGTCTTATTGCGAGAACGACTGCGGTGAATTCTGTTCAGAATGTGCAGAAGGCTCTTGGAGAGATGAAGAGGCTATGAAAGAATGTGAAGACCATAAGGACATACCACCTATCAAAACCTACACAATGGAGGAAGCGCTAAATGGCTAGTTTCTTAGAAGATGTAAATCAAATGGTAATTGACGCTTGCTATCAAGATATAGCAGAACAATTACTTGAAGATTGGATTAATAGTAATCTTGACGAAGGGCAATACTATGCAGATAAACAATTTGCTGAAATGTCAGGAGATGAGTTTATTCAATCTGAATTTAATAAGTTCTATAATCTAAAAGAGGGAGATGAGGATTACTTTGAATAAATATGGATTTGTAATTAAATTAGAAGGTGCAGTAATGGCCAATAATGAAAAAGAAGCACACGAGAAAATTAATCTACACCTAAACGATTTGGGTGAAGTTGATAGCGCAAGATATGATTTAAATTGGCCTGATGTATCTTGGGATATGGAGTATGAACTATGCTAGGTTATACAGAAGAAGATCTAAATAGAATGATTAATGCTATACACGATTCAAAGCTTTTCTATCTTAGGACCCCGTCCGATTTAATGGACAAGGAGCCTTTGAGGAAAGACTTGGAAGACGCTGTTAGTTTCTTGCAAGGTCTGTGGGCGGAGGGTTACTTTGACTACACAAACTAAATCTAGTAGGTTCATAGAGTATATGAAGATACATCTAATTAGTCTTAACCAGGACTTAGAGGCAGATTATAATGTTCAATCTAAGATTAATATCCAGGGACAAATTATGGCAACCGAGCATTTATTGTCAGTGGCGACTGATATAATGAATAACTCTAACGAAAGGGCATATGGATGAAACTATCATCAGAAATAAAGGAAGACCTGCAAGACCAAGCCGACCAAATCATTTACTTTGAAGCAGCAATGTCCAATGAGGACAAAGCCTCCAAAGCGGTCTATGAGCGCCTTGTAGAGATTTACAAGGTTGCATTCAAGGAAGGTGCCAAGAGCAAATGACACCTGAAGACATTGGACTACCACCACACCTGCAACGTCTAGTTAATTATGATGTTAATGGATTAGATATAATGCACGGTGAACTAAAGAATCTAATGCTAATGGCTGAGCAAGACTTAGCAAATGCATTAGAGCAGGAGGAGTTGTCTGAAGAGGCAATGGATTCTATGGTCCGAACAGAATGTGAAGGACGACTAGATACTCTAACAGAACTATATAATCTAACATACCAACTATCGTTTGCTATAGCAGAAAGGCAAGGGCAAAAAGTATGACATACGAGCCAAGTCTAGAAATCCTGGAAGTTGAATACTCTTGTAGTCCAGGAGGAGTTGATGTATTTGAAGTATATGATAAATCTGATATACCTTTGGATATGCCAATATATGAGACAGAAGATTTGACCAAAGCGGTCCTATTCTGTTACAATTTAGGAAAAGACTTTACCGTCAGAACATTAGCGGAATGGAATGAAAGGGAGTTAGCATATGAAGCCTGATGATAAGATTAAACTAAATGAATGTTTGAAGATTCTTGATTCCACCGACCTTGGATTATCCCTGGTTTGGTTATGGACCTGGTCCACTATTAAAGGAATTCTAGAGGACAATACCTACAGGGCCAGCGTTACTGAGGACCAGATGTGGGACCACCTCTGTGAGGCCGTGGAGGCGGGTATGGGCTTCTCTCTGGAGTATGGGGCAGAGCAACATAACGAAGACGTCCTTGAATGGATGTTGAACCGTGACTACATTGTCGACACAATGTTTGAGGAAGATGACGAGGAGGAAGTAAATGAAGATGAGTGATCAACACATTGACGCCGTCCTCGCAGAGGCCCAACAGCTTCTGTGGGGCGGATCCGAGACTGAGAACATTGCAGCTCACAATCTTATATCTAAACTAATACAAGATCGTATGTCAGAAACAAATTTAAGCTAGGGGCATTTTGTCCCGTTTACGACAGGTATTTACAATCCCGTGAAAATCTGTTATAATTAACAAAATAACTTATCTCGAAAGGATAAATCAAATGCAAACAAAGCGTGAATATCTTAAGCAGCAAGGCATCACAGTGGGTGTACGTGGACGTTTCTCAGGAGCTGCCAAGGTAGCTATCCAGGAAGCTATCAACAAGGGCGTAACCTTCTCAGATCCACAACCAGCTACAAAGAAAGCTAAGTAGCACCAATAGAACGAGGGGTGGTGGACGAGAGTTGCCACCCCTCCCTAATTTTGATATAATGAGTAGTTACCAAGGCGGAAGGCGGAGTAGATGAAGACAAGAGAAATCAAAGTAGCAGAACAGTTAGTTAATCTAACAGAAGACCATTGGTTTAATCCTGCCATATTGGCAAGATATCTAACAGACCAACCATTTTATACAGTTGACCGCATTATGGAATTAGTTGCTCAGATTATTCGTTGGGAAGCAAACAGATATAATGATGAATTAACTACAGATTCAGGCATATATGATTCAGGTCTAACATCTGAAGGATTGTTCCTAGCAAATGAATTAAATAAAACTCTTAATAGATTAATTAAGACTTACAAATGGGAGAATCTCAAACTTCCAATCGACCCTGACAAGTTCATCAAGAAGTTGCCAAAGGTGGAGGAACAGAGTTATAGATATTCCTGGTTGCACGATAAGGATACCAGGGCCCATGTAACGATTGACCATCCATTCATCTAATGGGTAAGTTAGTCCAAAAGGTTGAGGGACCATTTCCTACACCGCAGCAATTAAATAAATGGCTAAAACAAAATGGGGATAACCTACCGAAGGTAGGCTTCCGTGCAGCCAACTTCAAAACGATCAACAATTGCACATCAGCTCCAGCTTTATTAAAGACAAGGCGGAAGACGGGGATAGCTCTTATCAATGCTAGAAAGATAAGAAACATCAAAGTCCATTAGATTTAACTAAAGGCAACATATACTTAGTTGGTTAGTATATGGCCCAAATTATCCACAGGTTATCCACAGCCTGTGGATTTTTTGTGTGTGGATATGTGGGCAAATTTTCTCCTTTACGACAGCATATTAAAAATCCCTGAAAATGTCGACAAATCTATATAGAATCATATAGATCTATATATAAACATATACTAAATCTAATAGAATGTGATCAAAATCTGCCAGAATTTGTCAGAATTTTTCTACGAAAATCTATTGACAATGAGGGCAAAATATGCCATTTACGAGGCTATTGACAAAATCCCTCAAATTTGGTAGA